TTACCCCAATACGTTATTCATATAAGCTTCAAACCCCGATATAGAATCTTTATTAATTTTATCGCTGATATGAGAGTAAACGTTAGCAGTGATTTCTATACTCTTATGTCCTAGTCGATCTTGAATGTATTTCATACTTGCACCAGACTCTAATAAAAGAACCGCGTGGGTGTGTCGTAATGAGTGTATTTCTAGTCTAGGTAAATTTGCTTTCTTAAGTATGCGTGAGAATGCATTGAACAATGTTGACTTCGGCAAGAAATTTCCATCTACTCTTGAAAAGACCAAATCTAATTCATGCTCATACGCATCTTGTAAAACAAGCTTATTAGCATTTTGCCACTTTTTATGTGCCAGCAGTTCATCGACTAATGATTTAGGAATCATGATAGTACGTTTAGAAGTAAATGTTTTTGTATCTCCAAATAGTTCTTCTTTTGTTTTAGCTGTAAAATCCAATGTTTTAGAAATAGTAATAGTATGCTCTTTTAAATTTATGTCTTTCCATTGTAAAGCAGCAGCTTCACCTTTACGCATACCTGTATTGAGAAGTGCTTTGAAAAAGATGTAATAAATATAGTTGTATTGATAAGAAGTCTTTAAGAAAAGGGGGATGTCTTCACTTCGCATATATTTTAGCCCTTCTCTTTCTTTATTGTTCTTATTTGAAATAACTACTTCTTCACAAGGATTGTTTTCAATCTTTTTTAAGCTAACAGCCTTTTTCATAGCATTGTTCATTGTGCCGTGGATAATTTGAACAGTTCGCTTACTGTAACCCTGATCAGTTAGGGAGTTAATGAATTTTTGATACATCATTGGTTTGAGTTCTTTTAGGTTCATGTTTTGAAAGTAGGGGATGAGATGCTTTTCGATGTTACGCTCATGCAAGATAAAAGTGTTCTTCCTTACATTGTCTTGCTTAAATAATTTTAACCAGTCTCTAAGGTAGTGTTTTAGTGAAGTAGGAGTAATCTCAACTTCTAAACCGTTTAACAGTTTTTTCTCTTCTTCAGCAGCAGCAAGTTGTGCTTCTTTTTTTGTCTTGAATCCACGTTTTGATTTCTCTTTGTATTTTTGAGTATAAGGGTCTTTAAATCTTACTCGGAATTCCCAAACATCTCCGAATTTTCTGAAGCTAGCCATTATAACATTCCCTCTTTCCTTATAATTGTAAAGTGGCTAGATTACTCATCCAACCACTTTACTGGAGTTTCTTTATAACCCGAAACTTCATATTTTATTTCACCATCAACAATATGGATTTTCTCAATGATAGGGACCTTTTTAAATTCTTCTTGTTTAACGATAGATTTTTTTCGCTTTTCTCGTTCAGCGTTTAAATCAATAATCAAAATGTTTCACCTCCTTTTAGTAAGGCTTATAAAATTCTAACAGTTCAACTGGAATGTTATTTTTGTATGCTATACATGCTTTTGTATCACCAGGTTGAATGGTCTTTTTATCAATTAACAAAAGCGCAGCAAACGTATTTGCTTCTATCTCTAATTTATCAACTGAAAAGAATGTGTTCTTACGCAGAAAAGGTGTGTTCGCATGAGTATGTAGGATTGCATGTCCTAATTCATGCGCACAAACAGTTCTTTGCATGGATGGAGACAAGTGATTATTAATAACAATGTAACGATTTCTTTTTTCGTATTTATAAAATCCGTTTATTTCTTCATGTAATTCCCAAGTTAGTACATTTATCTTTAAACAATCTGCAAGCTCATAGGGGTTATTCGTGTTGTATTTTGTGCAAAGTTGTTGGACTAGATCTCTTATGACGAATTTCAATGTTTTCCCTCCTAAGCTCGCATCAGTTATCGTCGGTAGAACGATATTTCTTAGGAACGTATTTTTTATTGATTACTTTAGTTTGTTTCACGATGTATTCCATTGCATCTAATAAAGATTCCACAGCTTCTTCACTCATAGGCTCACCAGAGAACATTAATCCGTCTTCGCCTTGAAGATCTCTTTTTATTTCTTCCATTCTTTTTGCTATGTCTTTTTCATCTTTCTGTGTTAATTGCTCTTTGGGTTGGTCTGTAACAGCTCGTCCTAGTAAATAGTCAGCAGAAACTGAAAAACAATCAGCTAATTTACTTAGGACATCATGTGGAGGGAATCTTTCTTCTGATTCATAGTAGCCTATCATCCTTTGGGATACTCCAATTTTTTCAGCGAGCTGTTTTTGTGTTAGATTTTCTTTTTTTCGTAAAGATTTTATTCTAAGACCTATCATATTGTTCACCTCTCTAATTGAACTAATTGTTCACTTTAGAAAAAGTTTAGCACAAATTGTTCTTTTTTGCATTGACATAGAACAAAAAGTTCTGTAATCTGTATTTAGAACATATAGTTCTTTTTGGAGGTGACTAAATGAAAAACAAAATAAACTACCCACAAAAAAACTTATATAAAGAAATTGCAAGTTATTGTGGAGTTACTGAACGATATATTCGAATGATCGATCAAAAGGAAAGAACGCCTTCAATGGAAACGGCTAAGAAGATTGCAAAGTTTTTTGATATGAATATCGATGATATTTTTTTTAGTAATAAATCGAACTTTAAGTTCTTTCTAGCAGCTTGTTGGTCTGAGAAAAATAATAACAAGGAGGTTTCATAATGGGTGAGTTAGCTGTAATAAGTGAAAACAATGTATTAGTTTTTGAAAATGATGGACAGGTGGTAACTGATAGTTTAACAATTGCTGAAATGTTTGAGAAAGAGCATAAACATGTTGTACGCGACATTGAAGTGCAATTAGAGAAATTAAAAGAAGCAGGAGAGCAAACTTGGGGTGAGTCCAACTTTGGGCAGACCCAGTATCAACATCCTCAAAACAAACAGTGGTATAAAAAGTATCTTTTAACAGAAGATGCATTTGCAATTGTTGTAATGGCTTATGTGACATCGGAAGCTATGAGAATGAAAATAGAGTTTCTACGAGAGTTTAAAAGAATGAAAAAACATATTGAAAAAAGAATGCAAGTTCCTGGGGATACATTTGGACAAATAGAGTTGTTAGCAGCTGGAACTAGTAATTTAAATAAAAGAGTTTCTTCATTAGAGCAGGTAGTTGAAAAGCAATTAACTGTAGATTACGGACAGCAAAGAGTGATTGAAAAAACGAAAGCAAAACGAATCTATTTTTTATGGGAGAACGGTCATGTAGATAGTGAAGTACATGATTCTACTCGCAAGCTATTCGGATTACTAGGGCGTAATTTGAAAGATGCATTCAATGTGAATAGTTACCGCGACATTTTGAAGAAGGATTTTGAGGAAGCATTGAATTTTATAAATGGTTGGAGGCCGATGATTTAAAAGCTTTTAGAAAACGCAAAATTGCGTTCTCAGGATTTCTTTGTAGAAAATAATTGCACTTTATAAACGTCTCAGAATCAATGGTTTAAAAAATAAGGAGGGAATAATTATGTTTAATGTTCAAGTTGATGAAAATGTTGTGAAGGAATTATGTGTGGAAGAAATTCAAAAGAAGGTTAAAGAGTATGATGCTGAGTTAGCGTTTTGGGATACTAAAGAGCTTAAAAAACGTGTATGTATGTCGTGGAATACAATTCAAGATCAGTTCTTCTTTGACCCACGCTTCCCAAAATTCAAAGTGGGTAAGAAATGGTATTTCCCAGCAAAACAAGTACAAGCATTTTTAGTTGAATGGGCAGAAGAAAGGATGGATTAAGGATGTTTACAATTGATTACAACAATGTAAAGGTATCTGATTATCTTAGACTACTCGCACATTATAAATTACCAAATAAAAAGCAGCGTCGATTAATTGAAAATAGGTTTGTATGTTTAAATGCTCTGTTTAAAAAGGCAGGTGAATCTAGTGGGAATTGAAAATTTAGTGTTACCCGAGGATGCTGAGTTAGCGAAATCATTACGCAATAAGAAGGAGAACTACATAAAGAATCAGTTTTTGTTAACTCGTATTGCAAGTAAGAGAAATGTAGAGGGTAAAACAAAAGAATTCTATGAGACTTGTAAAGAGTATGAAGTATGTGGGGAAAAGGCAAAAGAGTGTGATAAGCAATTAAAGGAATTGATATTTAAAAAGAAAGAAAATGATAGAGTTCAGCATGTTATAGAACGTATGCGAGAGGTTGGCATTAAAGAAGATGTTATTCAAAAGGTTTTATGTAAATAAAAAGAAACCCACTGCAATGGGTTCCCAATAAAAAACAAATTCGAGGTCAGTATATCACATGGGGTGATTACATGGAAGAGACAATAGAAAACCAATTACTAAAAAAACAGGTTGAAAAGGCTGTAAGTAGCTTGAAACTTATATCCGCACAGGAAGCAGATACCTGTAGAAAGTTAGATATAGATTATGTGATTACCATATTAACTAATAAACCGTATGGCGGTATGCCATTTTAGGAGGCTATAAAACTATGAAACTGTACGAATTAACAAGTAACTTCAATCAATTACAGCAAATGATTGAGGATGGGGCAGATCCAGAGGTAATTAACGATACACTGCAATCAATCAGTGAAGCAATTGAAGATAAAGTACAAGGTGCGGCGTTATTGATTCGTAATATTGAAGCGCAAGTTGAAGTAATCAAGGGAGAAGAGAATCGCTTGGCTGAACGCCGTAAGTCTTTTGAGAATAGCTGTAGAAATATTAAGGATTATCTATATCATCAGATGGTTGCTGTGGATAAAAGACGTGTTAAAGGTGCATTGATAACAGTAGGTATTCAAAAGAATCCAGCAAGTTTAGATATTGCAGAGGATGCAGTTATTCCAACAGAATACATGATTCCGCAGAATCCGAAGGTAGATAAAAAAGCATTATTACTAGCGATTAAGAATGGTATGAAGTGGGATGGTATTTCATTAAAACAAGGTGAGAGTGTGAGAATCCGATGAGTGAAACTAAAAATTACTTTGCAGAATTAGCAGTTATTGATGTCAGTAAACATGTTGAGAAGAAGGGACGTTTTAGTTATCTAAGTTGGTCATGGGCTGTAGATCAACTTCTAAAGAAGTATCCTGATGCGACATGGCAAGTTGTTAGGTTTGATGGATTACCTTATATGAAAACAGAAGTTGGGTATTTTGTAGAAGTTGAAGTAACGGTAAATAACATCACACGTTCGCAAATTCATCCTGTATTGGATAACTATAATAAGCCAATCGCAAAACCTACATCATTTCAAATAAACACGTCGATTCAAAGGTGCCTAGCAAAAGCTATTGCACTACACGGATTAGGCTTGTACATCTATTCAGGTGAAGATATTCCACATGATGATGAACCAAAACAAGCAGCTAAGCAACTAGATAACGTTCCACAACAGGAGCGAGCTAGACAGGCAGAGGTTGCAAATGAACAAAGAATAAAAGCAATTCATGTGCAAATTAGAGAGTTGTCGGAAGTATATAACATGTCATTTGAAGAAACGAAAAACACTGTAAAGCAGTCATTAGGAATTCAATCTTTCAAAGGAATGACAGTGCAACAAGCATCTCAGTTACAAAAAACAATAACATCGTGGTTAAACGAAGCGAAAGAAAAGCAACAGCAAGCACAATAGGTGGGTGACTGAAATGAAAACGATAGTAAGAGATGGTTCAATGCCAATAGCTTTGAATAGAGGTTTAGGTACTCGGTATTTACGTGATAAAAGGTTATCTGAATTACTTAAGCGCTGTCGTCGTTTAGAGAATGAAGGATTTGATTACTTATTTCCTATTCGAAAGGTGTTAGAAACAGTTAAACATAGAAATGATGAAAATCCTCATCTGTTTAAAGGTTGCCTTGTGATGGATCGTGACCGTGGATTCTATTATGAAGTTGTTATGAGGAAGGTGAAGAGATGAGTAATTTATTAATTCATGAAGAACCATTACTTGTTCTTCCAGGGCTGGCAACGAAAATTGGATTGAATGAAGCTATATTTTTACAACAGATACACTATTGGTTAAAACGTTCCAAACATTTTTATGATGGAAGACCGTGGATTTATAACAGCATTCCAAAATGGCAAGAACAGTTTCCTTTTTGGGGAGAATCGACCATTAAAAGGACAATTAAAAACCTTGAAAATATCAATGTATTGGTTATTGGGAACTATAACAAGAAAAAGTTTGATAAAACGAAATGGTACTCAATAAATTATACATTTCTCCGTCAGTTAGAATCGACCGACGATGAGGTCAATTTGACCCCACGAACAGGTCAATTTGACCCGATGGAAGAGGTCAATTTGAACCGACCAATACCAGAGAATACACAGAGAGTAACAACAGAGACTACAGCAAAAGAATATATAGTCGAGATAGTAAACTATCTCAACGACGTTTGTGGTAGTAGTTACCGTTTAACATCTAAGAAAACACAGTCATTAATTAAAACTAGATTAGTAGAAGGATTCACTGTGGATAACTTTAAAACTGTGATTGATACAAAAGCTAAAGAATGGCTAAGAACGGAACAAGCAAAGTATCTAAGACCAGAAACATTATTTGGTACAAAGTTTGAAGGCTATTTACAACAAGGAAAGGTGGAAGGAAAACATGGCTCTAGTAAAGGTAACAGATATAGCAAAGACCCTTTCGAAGAAGATGATCTTCCTTTCTGATACATGTGAGGTTTGTAAAAAAGAACGTAAACGTACTGTTAGATACATGAAGATAAATGATGAAGTAGTTTGTCCGGTATGTAAGTTGGCAGAAGACAATCAAAAGTTAGAAGCTGAAATGAATGTATTTCGAGATGAGAAGGAACAGAGAAAACGTAAAAGTATGTTTTACGATAAGAGCTTGATTAAAGATGAAACAATTAAACTTGCTAGATTCTCAACTTTTAAATCTGACTGTGAAGAGGATGAAAAGAATTACACCTTAGCAAAACGAGCACTTGAGGATTACTTGAATGATGTGAGGTTTAATTTAATTCTAGTTGGAAAAGTGGGTGCTGGTAAAAGTCATCTTGCCTATTCAATTGCTCATGAAATGAATGAGAATAGCACAGGGACGGTTCTTTATGTTTCTGTATCAGAACTATTTGACTATATACGTTCTACGTTCAATGGGCAATCTGAGGAGTCTGAGCATAGCATTGTTAATTTACTAGTTAGTGCAGATTTATTAGTGATTGATGACTTAGGTGCGGAACTAGGTGATATGGATGCAGCGGATCCAAAGGCAACTGCATTCGTGAATCGTGTCCTGTTTAAAGTCTTTGATGGAAGACAAGGAAAGAAAACAATCGTCACAACAAATCTAACAGGTGAAGCTGTGATGAAAGCTTACGACGAACGTATTACGTCACGTATGTTCAATACATACAGGCATATTGAGTTTAAGTTTACAAGAGATAAGCGGAAAAGAAAATTACCTTTTTAAAAGGGAGACGAACTAATATGACCATTACTGTAATTCGTCCTAATGTCCATATTTCAAGCGTTAGTAGTTGGGGGATTGTATTTACACCATCTCCGACAAATAACGCTGAATGGTCATGTGAGGACTATAAAAATACAACGGGAAAACGGATTGAAGAAATGTTAAAGAAAGCGAAGGGAAAAGAATGAAAACATATACAGGATTTGAAGCGATTGAAAGAATGAAAACGAATTGGATTAAAGAAAAGAATGATTTTTTTGCACACACATTAAAAGAAGGTAAGCATGAGGTTTTGGGAATAAGTAGTCAGCGTATTGTACCATCAGCGATTAGTATGAATTTCTTTTTTGAACATGAGTTTGTGGATTATATAGAACCATTGAATTTAGAAGAAGGCGAAATGTTTGTAATAGAAAGTTTAAGTGATAAATGGTATGGGATTTTAAAAGAAGAAACACAAGAAAAGTATTACTTAATAATGGGGCTAAAAGTCGGTGACTATCGTTTTTATGAAAATGGATGTTTCTTCAAAAAACATCAAGAGAACACATTTCGAAAAGCAACAGATAAAGAACTACAAGAGTTTGAGCGTTTCATGATGTTTTATAAGAAGAATCGTAAAATGGACGAGTTTAAATTAGGTGATATTTGTGAACGTGAAGACGTCCTATATAAAGTAATTGTTCAGACTGAGGATAATAAATTTGAGGGTGTTTTAGGCTGTGTAGCAATTAATGAGAAAGATGCTCCAGTAAATTACTTTCCCGCAAAAAGTATGGAATTACAATTTTGTGTCGAGGACATGGTGGGGTAATTTTGCATCAACACATCATAGATCAACTGATTGATAGAGGTATTTATAAATCCAAGGACGGGCTTCGAGATTTGTTCGAATGCTCGTTTGAGGAGTTAGTGGAAATGTTGGAGGGAGAAGAGTGAGCTTTAAAAAGGAAATGGCGATCATTTTAGTCAGCTGGCTTTTAATCAGTGTGACTATATTCTTACTAAAATACAAACTTGGAGTGAACTTATAATGATTCAGTTACACACGATTACATCTGAAGAGAAGAAACAAAACTTTGATATTACGGAACTATTTGAAATGCAAAAAGAACTGGATAAACGAATTGGATATAAAGGAAATGACAAAATGGATATGTTGTTTCGTGCATTACTGGTGGAAATCAGTGAAGCGTGGAACGAAACTCGAGCATTTAAGATGTGGAGTACAGGATTTGGAGTTCCAAAGAATGGACTATTAGAAGAGTTAATTGATGGTCTTCATTTCCTCATGAACATTGTAATTGAATTAGATAAATGTACTTGGAGACATGAACTTATTCCATCGTTCAGTATGCAATCAATTATGAGAAAAGATACAAGCAATGTAAATATGCTCTTCGAATGGTATATGCAAGATGTGTTGACTGCAAAAAGGGCATGGTGTCAGTACAGAGATTTAACTACAACAATGGGACATTTAAGACGAGCGTTTGGCATCTTCTTTCGTATTTGCTATTTGTATGGTTTTACCTATCAGGACGTTATTGATTCGTATAAGGAAAAAAATGCTGAAAACTTTGAGAGACAGGATAACGGGTATTAATCAGATTTGAATTTTATTAAGAAATGGAGAATTTAAATATGGATGTAAAGCTACTAGCACATACGCAATTATCTGAGGAGTTTATAAATTATTTGTCTCTTGTATCTGGTATTGGAGAGGAAGGGTTTGATCCTACTCATGGACAAGTGGTAGCCTTATCAGCAATCCGTACGTGCTACTCGCCAAATAAACCTAGTAGGATTGTAGATTTAGAGGGAGAGAAGTACTTCAAGGGTAAAGCAACTGATGGAAAAGGTGGGAAAGAAGTAAATCGGCTCATTAGACATATTGTAGGTTCGGGGCATACTTCAACACTGGAACATCTAACATATACCTTTGCAGTAGAAGGGGTTAGTAGAGCATTACTTACACAATTAACTCGTCACCGTGTAGGATTCAGTTACTCAGTCCAGTCTCAAAGATATGTACGTATGGGAAGTGATGATAAGATATGTGGGTTTGATTATATAGTGCCTGAAACTGTTAAAGCTAAAGGAGAACAAGTAGTTAAAGCTTACAATCAGATGATGTACAAACTACAAAGTGATTATGATCTACTTAGAACATTAGGAATTCCTGCTGAGGATGCTCGTAGCGTGCTTCCAAACGCAGCTACAACTAACCTAGTCTTAACAGTCAATTTGCGGGGACTATTAGATTTCTATAATAAGCGTCGAAAAGGGAAAGGTGCTCAAGCTGAAATCGCAGAGTTGGCAGAACAATTAAGGAAAGAAGTTGTAAAAATTGAAAAGTGGGTAGATGAGTTTTTCGGAAATGGAAAGTAACAGAAGCTAAATAAAAATGCTTTTTTATTAGATTTGAATAGAAAGCGAGGTGGCTGTATGAATCTTAGTTTTATAGACTTATTCGCAGGAATCGGGATGTTTCGGATGGGCTTAGAAAGAGCAGGACATACATGTATCGGTTGGGTTGAGTGGGACAAGGATGCTAGAGCTACTTATAAAGCTATACATGATACGAAGGGAGAATGGACTGAAAATGACATCAGAAATGTTACCGGATCAAGAATACCAGCAGCAGATATTTGGTGTGCCGGGTTCCCTTGCCAAGACATTTCAAAGAACGGAAGACAAAAAGGACTGGCAGGAGAAAAGTCAGGACTCTTCAGAGAAGTTATACGAATCATTAGGGAAGCAGATGAAACTAAAAAACCCTCTCGATTACTCTTTGAAAACGTTGAGAACTTGCTACGAGTTAATAAAGGATGGGACCTATTCCGTATTCTCTCTAGCTTGGATGAAGTCGGGTATGATGCAGAATGACAAACTATCACCTCAACCGAGTGTGGAATTCCTCAGAACAGAACGAGACTTTTCATTGTCGCACATCTTAGAGGACGAGACACCAGACGATTATTTAGTTGACCTGGATCGAGTAAAAGATTGTGTTATTGGTATCTGTGAAGGGAAAGTATTTGTTCGTGAAGCTACAAAACAGGGATATAACGTTGCATACCACGGTGACACGATTAATTTAGCATTTCCTACCTCCAAAACAAGAAGAGGACGTGTTGGTAAGGGAGTAGCACAAACTCTTCTCACATCTAGGGAACAGGCTATCTTAACGTGTGATGATAAGTTGCGGTGGCTTACTGAAAGAGAATCTTGGCGATTGCAAGGGATGCCAGATTCATATTTTGATAAGGCAGCTGCAGTAACATCGAAAAGTCAATTGTATAAGCAAGCTGGTAATGGAGTAACTGTGGACGTTGTGTACGAGATAGCAAAAAGGTTATAAAAATTTCATTTTAAAGGAATGGAGATTAGTAAATGGGGAAAAGTCAACGAGATAAAGGAATGAGACGTGAAAGAGAATTTGCTAGTTTGATAGGTGGTGCTCGTGTACCTCTCTCTGGTGCGATGGACGGGTACTCAAATGATGTGAAGGGTTTAGGTCTTGAATGGGAAGTGAAAGCGAGGAAAGAAGGATTCAAGACGTTATATAACTGGTTAGAGGATGAACGTGAACAGCCAGATGCATTAGCGATTAAGGCTGATAGAAAACCGTGGTTGGTAGTTATGCCGTTGGATACATTTTTGAAAATGGTGAAGGAGTGAGAGTATGTTGGATATTGCCCTACCTGTTCTTGACAAAGAGCAGACGAAAAAGAATGTGCTTCAAGCTTTGAAAAAGTATCACTTATTTTTATCAAGTATAGATGAAAGAGATATTGAACGTGTACAAAATGGTAAGGTGATCGGCATGAGTAAAACGCTTTTAGAACGAATCAACTATATCCAAGAAATAAGAAAAGGTGTAGAGAAGCTAGATGCGTGGGATAAGCAACTTATTGAGTTAGCTTATCTAGGGAAAGAGAAGCCTAGCTGGATAAAGATGTGTAGGATATTGAATATGTCTCAGCCAGATTATTATAGAAAGAGAAATAAAGCTTTGTGTGAATTGGCTTATAGATTGGGAATTGAGGTAGAAAGATGAGAACCACTTAATGTAGTGGTTCTTTTTTTTGTTAGAAATAAAGCATTTATTATACTATACCGCTATACATATGTTTAGTGATATGGTATAATAAATATATAAGGAGGTGAGAAAATGCTAGACGAAATGTTAAAAGTCCTTCAAGTTATCTTCTACATAGTCTCAATCGCTTGGATAGTTGCTCAGGCTTCCGAAAAAAGCGATAAGAAAGACGATAAGTAAGATAACCGAAGAACTTCACCACAGGGAAGCGAGTTACAGCTCGCTTCTCCTAATAAAATTATAACATGTCTAGTTAATAAAATGAAAAAGAACAATAAAACATTCATATTCTCTTTAATATTAGTGTGTTTTGCTGTTATTGGAATCCGGCAAATGTGGCAAAATATATTTACTGATGTTGTAACGGCAATCATGCTGATTTTAACAATTATTCTGGTAGTTAAAGACATACGAGGTGAAAGAAAATGAAGTATCATTTGGATTCAAGAGAAGAGGTTGAAAACTTTATTTGTAATGAAGTTCTTACTACAGGTGAAGCATCTGAAATACTAGGTGTAAAACGTGCGAGAATGAGCCAATTAATTAAAGAAGGAAAGTTAACTCCTGTAAAAAAATTGGACAAGGTTAGTTTATTTTTACGTGCAGATGTAGAAGCGAAGAAAAAGGAATTAGAAGCATTAAGGGAAAAGTATCAACCTTATAATAAGTCAGAGTGAGCCATCTGTAAAAATGGCTTCTTTTAGGGGATTTAAGTACGGAAATAATTATCTATCCAATATAGATTTTTTAGGTGTTTAGGATATTTTTTATATTATTTTAAGTATGATATATATCAAGTTTTATTTTTATGTGTAGATATAACAGTAAAATGGAAAGTTAGAAGTAGTATGTTCCTAAATATATATTTACTTAAAAATTTTGAAGTTTTTAGTGGGATTTGAAAATATAGTATAATTAAATGAAGGAATAGCTTTGTTAAAAAATTAAATTACGGATAAATTTTATGGAAATGATATTTAGGAAGTATACACATTGCTTTAATTTGAGGAATAAATAGTATTTATAAATTTGCACCAACATAAAGATTTCTAATAAAAATAAAACATAGAATTTATATTTGGATTAGCCGATATATTGTAGGGGACATTTCGAAAATATAGGTTAACGTAGAATTCATAGAAATGGAGGAAAAAAAATGAATGGAAAACTTCTGAAGAAGTTAATGCAATCTATTGCCAATGAAAATGATATTTCATTGAGGCAAATAGCCAATACTGTAATAGATGAAGAGAAGAAAAAAGGACATAATAAGTTAGCAAAAGAACTAGAAGATATAATCAATTCTCCTAAGATAAAAAACAACAAAGTGGAACAAAATTTTAATAAACCTACTTATGAAGCCATGACACCCCTGCCCTTTAGCAAAAGAAACAAACAAGCATTGGTGACAGTAATTGATCATAGTAAACTGAAACATCATATGGTTCTGCAGGCAAACCTTGAGAGAAGATTTGATAAGATAGAGAAGGAGTTTGCTGCTAAAGAAAGATTAGCTAAATATAATTTGGGGCCAAAGCAAAAAATATTGTTGTATGGTCCTCCTGGGTGCGGAAAAACATTGGGGGCTGAGCGCTTAGCATGGAATTTGGGCTTACCCTTAATTAAGGTTAAATTTGATGCCATTATTTCATCTTATTTTGGAGAGTCTGCAGCAAATTTGAGAGCTGTGTTTGAAATGAGTAACGAAAGACCCTGTGTCCTCTTACTCGATGAATGTGATTTTATTGCGAAAGCACGGAATTATGGCCAAGATGTAGGGGAAGTACCTAGAATTGTAAATACATTACTTATGTTATTAGATGAGTATGAAGCTCCAGGATTATTGGTAGCAACAACCAATTTAGAGAACTCATTGGATCAAGCTTTGTTTAGAAGGTTTGATGAAGTAATAGAAATGACTCGTCCAACTGAGTTGGAAATAAAACGATTATTTGATACCACACTCTCATCCTTTAGTGTAGATAAAAATGTAAATTGGGATGTAATTATTGAAAAAGTAAAAGGTCATTCTTACGCAAGTATTGTAAAGATTGCTAAAAATGCAGCTAAATCTTGTATTTTAGAAGGAAAAGAGCAGGTAACACAAAAGTATATAGAACTATCTATATCAGAAATCAAACAATATTAAAATTTTGGGGGAGTTAAAGTGAGTGGGGATTTTAAGCATTTAGAACTAACATTAAGTGCGAGTGGGATAAGGAGAAGAAGAAATAATGAGTTTCCTAATACCCCGGATTTGGTTACAAGAAATAAAGAAAATAGGGTAGGGCATAGTCAAAATCTTGCTGTAAAGGCTACTGCCCAAATGCTCAATTGGAAAAGAAGTGATGAAGAGAGGAGAGAAAGAAAATTACCTGAACTGCCAGTAGATAAGCCTTTATTAATTAAAATACCGCCAGGGGAAGTAGACTTAGATTACTTAAGAACAACATTAAATTTGGAAGTGGTTTGCGAATATGAAGATGGTTTTGTAATAGTAGCTACTGATGAGGATGTCTTTAATAGAAATATAGAAGAAAAAATAAGAGGATTCGCTCATGAAATACGTGGAACAGCAAATATTGCAAAAGTTTATGATATTGTTGTTGATGAGACAAAAAATGAAAGGTTAAAAAGGATACTATCGGAAGATTTATATGCAAATTGGGGAGATCTAAAGACAAAACAAGATGCAACAATCATAGTAGAGATGAGTGTCGAATGTTTGGGGAAAATTGTAGTTCCTCCGGTCAGAAAAAGAAAAGACTATGCTAATGAAGAAAGATATAATAGAGCTGTTCAAAAATGGCATGAAAAAAGAAATGCGGCTTATGAAGAATGGGATGAATTATGTTATGAGCGACAAAGAGAAATCGATAGGTTTATAGGGGGGTACAATGGGCGTGTTTTAGAGGTTTTTGATTATGTAGATGAAAATAGTAATTTGGATAGTTTTGAAATGAAAGTAGAAATACCAGTAAAATGCCTAATTGATTTAGCGGAAAACTATCCATATGTATTTGAGATTACTTTACCAGATGAATTTAATATAGGTAATTTTATAAATGGGACTGGTGAAAGTATAGATCTTACTTTTGAATTAAGTGGACCTAGGGAAAGCGCCTCCACAATATGTGTAATTGATAGTGGAATCCAAGAAAATCATATATACATATCACAAGCTATTCGAGAAGATATTTCAAAAAGTTATTTACCTGGTAATGAATTGGCTGTAGATGAGGTTGAGCCTAGTGGACATGGTACAAGGGTTTCAGGCGCTATTTTATATCCAGCTGGAATATCTGGTATTACTAATGAATATTCTTTACCTTGTTTTATTGCAAATGCTAGAATTCTTGATGAAAACAATGGTATGCCTGATGAAATGTTACCTTCAAAAGTAATTAATAATGTGGTCAAAGATTATAATGGCGAACATGGCATTAGAATATTTAATCATTCAATAGCAGCAAGTGGCCCTTGTAGAACAAAGTATATGTCATCATGGGCTACATCTATAGATAATTTATCTTTTGAACATGACATATTATTTTTACAAGCAACAGGAAATTTAGGGTCTAGCAGTACAAGAAATAGTAACCCTGGAATAAGGGAACATTTAGATGCTAGAAGAAACTACCCGAATTACTTGCTAGAAAAATCATGCAGGATTGCTAACCCAGCCCAAAGTACTCAGGCGCTAACAGTAGGTTCTATTTGTATAGATCAATTTGAATCAGAGGATTTACAATCTTTTGGTGAAAAGGGTTCTGTATCTTCGTTTTCTAGAAGTGGGTTCGGTATGTGGAATGGGATAAAGCCAGAAGTTGTAGAATATGGAGGAGATTGGATAAGGAATAGGCATAATAATTTTACATTTTTAGTTAATCGTCATGTTGGTACTGAATTAATTAGACGCTCACCTGAAGGTCCTGCATATTCAAAAGATGGTATTGGTACATCGTTTTCAACTCCAAAAGTAGCTAATATAGCGGCGCAGTTAGAACAGCTTTTTCCTAATAATAGTTCTTTACTTTATAGAGCACTAATCGTACAGTCTGCGAGATGGACTCAATGGGCGATTGATATGGGAGAATCTGAATACTTGAATGTGTTAAAGTATATTGGATATGGGTTGCCTGATGTAGAAAGAGCAACACAAAATGATTTATATAGAGTAACTTATATGACATCCGAGGAAAAAGAAATTAAAGGTGGAAATGTGCATGTATATAGGGTAATAGTTCCTGATGAAATAAAAGGATTGAATGCTCAGATTAGAATAGATATAACACTTGCGTTTTCTGCAAAACCAAGAAGAACTAGAAAAGATTTCAGGGGGTACTTTTCTACAACTGTGGATTGGGAAAGCAGTAAATCAAACGAGGATGTTACAGATTTTGTGAATAGAATTGTTCAATCTGAGGGAGAAGTTGAAGATACCATTATTAGTGGAGGAACTCCATATACGTGGACTATAGGTAAAAGAGAAAATTGGGGTGTTATTAAAGGTGTAAGTAGAAATAAATCAGCAACCCAAAAAGATTGGATGGTTATTCCCGCTTATGATTTACCCGATGATTTTTGTATTGCGGTTATTGGTCGTAATGGATGGAGTAACACAGGGGAACATTCAGCTAAGTATTCATTAGTTGTAGGTTTTGAAGCTATAGATAAAGATGTTGAAATATATGCACCGTTCCGTGTAGAAGTAGAAAGTACTGTAGAGCAGGAAATACAAACTGAGATACAAATAGGTGAAGTTTAAAAATTGTTTTTGAGGGAATAAGTACAACGTATTTAAGATGAATTCATAAAAAATTGGAAATATAAGTTTTTATTATGGATTTTGAGATCTGTTTACAAGACGGTTTTTATTTTGATAAAAAACAGATAAAAATCTGATGGGAAATATTGCAACTATACCTGTATTATGAAAAGTGTAATAAGAACTGCCACGGAAATGGTACTGTATGTTGTTTCTTGATTTATCTAAATTTCTCGGGCTAGGGCAATTAATTATAGTTTACTCACGAATAAACGTAAGTAAGGGTCCGACCAACGAGGGAGAGGGTTACACCTCTCTTTGAGCCGAGGATGTTCCTTCCGAATGTCCAATTGCTAATCATACTTTCCTCGGTTCAAAGAGGCGTGGGGCACCTCAACACTTTATTTCTCTCTTGAACTTTACCAAACTAATTAGAATCATCAGCTACACTTACCGATTTGTGTCTATGAGGAACGGTTTTCCGTTTCTCTGACTATATAAGTAGTAAGTTACTTGTGTAGTGAGAGAAGCGTAGAAATTAAATATGAAAGTAATAAAAGAACACTGTTATGTAGAGAAGCACAGTCTATATACGGTGTTCTTTTTTGTTTATAAGGAGGGATAGGTTATGCAGGATTTGATTAAGCAATATAACACGACTTTAAAGCAATTGAGAGAGGCTCAAAAGGATGCTAAAGAGGAAGATGTAAAGATCCTAACTGATATGATTAGTGATATTACTTATTCTTTAGAATGGATGAAAAAGGCGAGAAGACCGGGAAATCGTAGAGGGGTTGAAAGGTTAGCTGCATATCAGAGAGAAAGAACGTGCGATCCGTTGCTTATGCAAAGGTATTTCCGTAGCACGGATGATAATTTATATGAGTGGGACAATCATCAGCAAGAACATGTAGTTGGTGAATGGGATAAGATAAGGCTAGAAGATGCATTGTCATTGTTAACGGAGCGAGAGAGAGAAGTCTATCTAATGTCTCGAGGATATTGTTTAACGTATAGAGAGATTGCTAGATACCTAGACATTACATGTAGTACGGTGCAATCTATGATAGAACGTGCTGAAAAGAAAATAGCAAGACAAGTAAATGAGAGCCTCTTCTGCAATTGCGGATGAGGTTTTTTCATTCTTGAATATGATTGTTTTATTTTAATAGAACTAATAAGATAATAAAGAGAGAAGTGTATTTGGGAGGAAGAATGGATGAAAGACGCAGTAATAGAAGAAGAATTGTTGAATCAAGATATTAAGGATATCAAGTATTCTTTAATAGAGTATTTAGGCAGTGATATTAAATATGAATTAGATGTTATTGTTACAGATTCTGAAAAAATAGTGTTCGAAGATGATGGTGTTGAAAAAAAAGTTTGTATAAAGTGGGCTTCAATACTTAGTGATAGTAAGGGATATATGCCAAACAAACATGGGAAAGTTAGATTTGTGCCTAATAGACAAAAATGGTTTAACTTGTTTGAGGAATATAATTTCGAGGTAGATAATAAAGGGTTAATAGTTTATCCATACAAAGGCTTCTATTTTAAAAAGTATGCAGAATTCTTTATTGAAGATGAGAATTTAAAAGGTTATTTGAGAGAGCGTGATATTGAATTCAGTATAGGGGGAGTTAAAGTAAGTGTTGGAAAACCAACTAATATATTTAAATTAATTAAAAATAATAATTATGAGGAAATTGTGCATGAAGTGGACTGGTATTACGAATGGGATGATTTTTATACCATTTCTTTTGATGAGATAAATAAAGAAGATGTTGAAAATTACTTACAACAAGCTTTATATATCATTTCTAATTATATAAATACTTGTCCAACAATTGGATTTGATTTACGGAGTTGGAATGAGAAAGAGGAAATGGGCTTTGAGCGTAGTGAAAAAAATTACAATGTAGCAATACATTCAGATGTTATAACTTTTTATAATGAAGCTAAAAAACCAGGAAACCTTGATAAAGCTCTAAACTACTATAAGGTATTGGAGTATTTTTTTATGATAAATAGAGAAGATGAGATTTTATTTGCTGTAGATAATTATAATAAAAGAAGAAATAAGGCTGATTTGATTTCAAATATATCTAAGATAGCAAAAGAGAATGAAGAAACAAGTTTAAAATTATTAATAGAGAGAGTAAATCCTAGAATAACTGAAGTTATAGAAGATGCTTTTGAAAAAAAGTTAATTAAGGAAAACAGTCATTTGGCATTTGCTGAGGAATTATATTCTGTAAGAAATGATTTTGTGCATGCAAAACAAAATCATCGAAGATTTGAAGTTTGGGTACCTAGTATTTTAAAAGAAGAAGAAAAATACGAGTGGATTCATATTTTAGAAAAAGTGGCTATGGAATGTATAAAAGAATTTTGCTTTGAATAAAAATTATAAAATACAGTTAAGCCTAAAAAGAAACTGCTGAAGTAGTATCTTGTTCTATGATGAAAAGAAGAGAGAATGATAAACATAGGCTATAATATCGATCAAGTAAGGGCGATTTTAAATGAAGTAGACCTTAGTATTAAGTTAAAAACGCCTAAGAGTACAAGCGTTAGATGGGATATTTACACGGTATATGCCCCTTATAAAGATGATAATGAGGAACTTGCTGAACTTCGACACACAGAGGGACAGAGATTTGGCGCGTAGAATGTTATAAATAATGGGGATGCAAACCCTACTAAGTAACAGACCTAATTGAAAGTGTTTTTGATAATGTGCAAGTATACTACATACAAAAAGAGGGTATTTTGAAATCTTGGGATATACCTATCCCCATTATCAAAAAAGTGTGGCTTTACATATGAAAATCCTCCATAATACAATAAATAAGAGAAAAGACTGCAAAACACAGTCTTTTTTCTTTAAGGAAAAAATCAATACTGAAATTTAACAAATCCATTTAATAAATGGTATAATTCGTCCGTACTTAGCCGTGGTTTACGTCTATGTAACATTCTATGGCAATTGGAACAAACCATTATTATATCCTCAATTTTAGTCTTTTCTCCTTCTTTAAGTTGAGATACAGGGATTGTATGATGTCCTTCAATATAATCTTTTCCTAATTCACCATATGTTTTATAGAAGTCAAAGCCACAAATTTCACAGAAGAGTTTCCCTCCATGTTGCTGTTTAAAGTGCTCTTTTGCTCGCCTAATTACCTTATTATTACGTTCATAGGATAGATGAGTTCTAAGTATTTGTTTCCCTTCAGAAAATTCCTCCTCAGGATCGATGAAATCCCAATCATTATTATTATCGAAGTCTCTTAATCCCCAACACCCATTTCCTTTACCATTTACAGCATAAAATAAGTCCTGTTCTCCTTTATAAATATCACATTCACTAGAGTGATAATAGATAGTCTTTCTAATTTGTGCACCTATTGATTGTTCATGTTGATATTTACTTAGGTCTATGTTATTACGTTCCATAACTTTTGTTTTGATTTGACTGAGTGTTCCAGCTCCATCTAACTCCGTTAATATTTCTATGATTTCATTTAACCAAGGATTGTTATTTGTCATAGGTATTCCTCCGAGTAAATTATATTTATTATCAGTCTATCTTTTTAAAATTAGTATATCTAAATTTTTGCAATGGAAGCAATTGGTTTTATATAATTGTAGAAGGATTTACCAATGGATAATAGCGGGAGGATTCAAAAATGAATCAAAATATAATAAAGGAAATTCTTAAGTTTCGAGATGATAGAGACTGGAAGCAATTTCATAACTCGAAGGATTTAACGATTTCTCTTTCTTTAGAGGCTAGCGAGTTATTGGAGAATTTTCAGTGGAAAAGTAGTGAAGATGCAATAGAACAAAATCTTGAAAATATCAAAGATGAACTAGCTGATGTATTAATTTATTCTATCCTATTGGCTGACCAAATGAATTTGGATATAGAAGAAGTAATTCAAAGTAAATTAGAAAAAAACAAAAGGAAATATCCAGTTGGAAAATCATTTGGATCGAATAAAAAATATAACGAACTATAGAAAACTAAATAAAACAGAAGAGGTGTAAGTGTATGTACAACGTAATACTGCAACCTACAGGGAATAAAGTAGCTAAATTTAATTTTCAATCTACAATGCGTAATGGAATTGAATTTGAGAAAATTAAGCCTTTCTTACAACAAGAGGATGCTGATAAGTTATCCGAAATTTATAAAGGAAACTTAATCCGTGTTTGGGGGATAACTCCAAGTCCACAAAAGATAAAGCAATGGGAAAAGATTCAAAGAGGAGATATAACACTTTTTTCAGCGAATAAGCAAATTTTTGCATCTGCTACCATTGCATATAAGGTACATAATTTAGAATTAGCTAAGCATTTGTGGGGAGAAACAGATAGTGGTGAAAGCTGGGAGTATATTTACTTCTTAGATGAAATAAAGCATCAAGCCATTAGTTTAAGTGTCTTTAATAGATTGTTAGATTATGAAGAGGGTAATCTAATACAAGGTTTTAGAGTATTAGACCAAGAGAAAAGTAACATAATAATGAGTGCTTTTGATTTGTATAGTTCTTCTTATGCTCCAATTAGTACAAAGGAAGAAACAAAGAAAAACATCAAAGACATTATAGGTGATTTAGAACAAAGTGCCTCATTGGATAATGAGATAAAAGGCAAAGCTAGAAAAGAGCAAGGGATATTACGTGGATATCTGTTTAATGATAAGAAAACGTGTAACTGTGGAATTTGTGGGAAAGAATACCCTATAGATTTACTTGTAGCTGCACATATTAAGAAAAGAGCATTTTGTAGCATAGAAGAAAGGTTAGATATTGAAAATATAGCCATACCTATGTGTAAATTTGGTTGTGATGATTTATTTGAGAAAGGATATATTACTGTTTTGAATGGAGAAATTATTAGCTTGGTTAATACAGATAATTTACCAGAGTCAGTAAGGGAGTATATTGAGAGTCTCCAAGGAAAAGAGTGCTTAACGTGGAATAATGATAATGCTGAGTATTTTGAATGGCATCTAAATTATCATAAAAAATAAGGATATTGTATAGTCTTTTCTATTGAACAAAAGGCATCCGGATTGGGTGCTTTTTGTTTTGGTTTTTGGTAGTAGATAAGCAAGATATCAAAGGAGAAACGTGTATTTGATTAGAAATAAAATTGATAAAAACATCAAAAAACAATCAGAAAATGCATGATATCTATTTACTTAGGTAAATAGATATGGTATAATAAATATAGAAAGAACGAAAGGGGGGAAACAAATTGGCAAAGTTAGCACTGATACTAGGAATGATACTTACAGCACTAACAATCATCGAAAAAGTCCTAGTCATCCAAGAAAAAGTAAAAAAGCTCAAAACCAAACGAAAACGCCCAGCCAGACGTAAACGAAAATGATTTTGAGCGGAAGAGAGAAGCCCACCTTCTCTCTTCTATACACATTATAACAACTTGCCAATTTGTAAACAATATGAAGAAAACAAGTAATTCATCGAACATCTTAATTATTTTCGTTACACTGTTTTACTTTGCGTATTTTCGAGATTCAGTCGAAGCGAGTATTTTTAAAACTGTTTTGGATATCGTGTTAATCATTCTTTTAGTCCTTTATATAATAAATACGTCATTACGACTTTATGGGGTTTTTAAAGAAAAAAGAGGTGAATAAAGTGTACAAGTTTGAGGATAAAGAGCAACTGCTTTCTTTTTTACATGATGAGGTATTAACGACACCAGAGGTAATGGATGTTTTAGGGATTAGTAAAGCGAGAATTAGTAAAATGATTAAAGATGGTAAACTTGTACCATTTAAGAAAATGGAACGAGTGAGTTTGTTTCTACGTGAAGACATTGAAGAGAAGAAGAAGGAATTAGAAGTCTTGCGTGATAAGTATAGACCATATGATGAAGTTTAGACGCTTTCTTGAAGAGTTATTAATATAAAACTTAATATTAAGTTTTATTGATTTTAATGTAGTCTTCTTTTATCCTTGTATAGAAGGAGGCTATCACATATGAGAAAAATCCGTAAAGACATTCGAGCTATTACTCGATTAGTCGTTGCTTTAGCAATTTTTACAGTGATTACTGTAATATGTAATACCATAGGAAATATGAAAATGTTAACAGAGATGCTTCAGGAAACAGTGAAATTAGGAATAAGCATAATTATAGGTTTAGTTGCAATTTCTATTGCTTGTATGTCTTTTCAAAATCATGAATCTAGAACAGAAAATAAAAACGTTTATTTGAACTATTTGACACTGATGCTCGTTACGTTAACGTTTTTACTCACAACTTTTTTGTTCCCTTATCTGCCGATAAATTCTAATTTGTATGTGTATTATACAATTTTTATCATTTATTTTCTTTTGGGGATAATTTTGTTGGGTGGGTCATTAAAAGCTACTTTTGAAGTTATTAAGAAGGCTTTTGAGTAGGAAGAAAGAATCAAAAATCATTCTCTGTAAATGGTTTTTGATTTTTTTATGGAAATAGAAAAAAGAGATGAAGATAATTCATCTCTTTTATACGTTCTTATTTTCATTAACACCTAAATGTTTTTTTAGTGCATCTTGTAACACTTGAGAGTAGTTTACATTATTAGCTTTTCCCATTTTATCAAGCCAATGAGGAATAGTTAATGTTTTTTTTACTGCTTTATTCTCAATTTCACTACGGAACGGTGGCATCCATACTTCCATTAAGCCAATAACTTGATTGTCTTTAGTTTGGATAGAAGTTGGATTAGATGCGGGCGGAATAGCGCCTTTATTTTCTTCTATTCCATATAGATGAGTTGCTAATGTCTTTTTAGCCATTTCAAAAGCATCCTCATAGTTAGTACCATTAGCATGACAATCTGCTAAGTCAGGGAATGTAACAGTAACCTGTTCATTAGAAAAATCAAAAATAGATGGGTAGATGTAGCGATCTTGATAAGTGCTCATTAGCTTTTCCTCCTGCTAAATATAGTGTAATGGATTTACTTCTTAAATTTTTTGATAATCGAAATGACAAAGACCAGAATCCATAAAATAATCACTATTAAGTAGATAGTGTCTAACATTTGTAAATTAGAAAAGTCGGTAACAATAAAGAAACGAATTGTTAAAAACAAACAAATAGTATTTAAAATCAATGAAGTTTTTGACATATAGATATGGGAGATGATAATATTTTTTTGAGAAACCCAACCAGTTGGTTGAGTTTCCCAATGGGTTACTTGCGTTTTCTTCGCTTAGGTTTTCTGCTTGGTCGGCTGGAACCTTTGCGTTGAGGACGCTTATTTTTTTCTTCTTTGCTTTCTTTGAGAAGTATGTATATCGCTAAGATGAAAGAAGAAATCCCGCTTACTTTGTCTAACATATCTAGAATGTCCATCTCCCTTATTCCCTCCTTTCTATACTCTTATTATAACACGTATTATAATACGTGTAAAGGTAATTTGGTTAATTTATCTATGTTTTTTTATAAAATAATATAAGGATATACAATGTTGAAAGGGAAGTTATTAAGAGTATTTGTATTCAATATAAGTTTGTTCAATAGAGGTAAAAGCTTTATTTTTGTCGTACAAAAGCCACCTAATAATAGATAGGGATTAATGACAATTATGTTATATAAAACTTCATTTACCGTATTGGGTTTCATATAACTTTATATAAAAGATAACCGCTCAACATTGAGCGGTTATTTGTTTTGAGGTGGATGCATGGCAAAGGAATATGCAAAGAAGTTTTATAAATCCACAGCATGGAAGAAGTGTAGGGATTCATATTTTAAATATAGATATGGATTATGTGAGAGGTGTAAGGGGACAGGAAAGATTGTTCATCATAAGGATTACATAACACCAGAGAATATACATAACCCAGAGATTACATTGAACTTTCATAACTTAGAACTTTTATGTCAGGATTGCCACAATCGTGAACATCATGAGAAGAATAGTCCAGTTGTTGAAGGAGTAATGTTTGATGAGAATGGGGATTTAATAAAAAAAGAATAAAAATCAAAATAAAAAATGAACGCTGATATTTCCAAAGAAATAAAAGCCCCCCCATTTCAAAATCTTTTTCGAGTTCTCTAAGGACCGATGAGGTACCTTCACGTAATACACAGGTCATTTCGCGTGACCCCCCTACCCAAAATGCAGAAGAGATGAGGTGTTATTTATGGCGATAAAGAAAGAATTAACAAAAGAAGAACGGGTTAATAAAGAGATAACCAGACTTAAACGGATATATAAAGAAATGCCAAAAGATACCCTCTTGGTAGTAGAGGGGCTAATTGTTGAAGCGGCAGATTTGCGTGTTCGATTAGAAGATGTACGTAAAGATCTCGATGAAAATGGTTATGATGAAATGTTCTCGCAATCAGAGAATCAAGAGCCATATGAAAGGGAAAGACCAGCAGCAAGAAGATATATAGCTATGAATAAAAGTTATCAAACGATTATGAAGCAGTTGGGTGATTACATACCTAAAAAACCAATTGAAAGTAAGGAGAAAGATGATGGGTTTGATGACTTCGTGATGAATAAATGAGGATACAATATCCTTTGTCTTATAATCCAATCATTGAATATTACAGCCTTATTGAATCGGGAAAAGAAATTGTTAGTGAGAAAGTTCGTAGAATATATAAGAAATTAGTAAGTGATATAAGTGATAAAGAAAGTATATATGAATACGACTCAAAGAAAGCGAACCATGCCATTGAGTTCATCGAAAACTTTTGTAAGCACTCAAAGGGAAAATGGGGCGGAAAACCAATTGTTTTAGAAGTATGGCAAAAGGCATTTATTGCAGCAGCCTTTGGCTTTGTACATGGAATAGATGGCACAAGAAAATACAGGGAAGTATTACTTGTAGTTGCTCGTAAAAACGGAAAATCTACTGTTGGTTCAGGGATTGGATTGTATTTGCAAATAGCAGATGGGGAACCAGGTTCAGAAGTTTATGCAGTAGCAACTAAGAAAGACCAAGCGAAATTAGTTTGGTTAGAATCAAAGCGGATGGTAAAGAAGTCACCAGCACTATTAAAGCGTATTAAACCTTTAGTATCTGAAATGGTTTCTGAATGGAATGATAGTACATTTAAACCACTTGGTTCTGATAGTGAAACTTTAGATGGACTTAACGTACAGGGTGCTATGATGGATGAAATTCATGCTTGGAAAGATAAAAATTTATATGATGTAATTGTAGATGGTACATCTTCACGAGAACAGCCAATGATATTTATGATTACAACAGCTGGAACTGTCCGAGAGTCAGTGTATGATATGAAGTATGAAGAAGCAGAAATGTTGTTAAATGGACTTGATGATCCGGATGGATATAAAGATGATCGTTTTTTACCCATAATCTATGAATTAGATAAACGAGAGGAATGGACTGACCCATCAAAGTGGAAGAAAGCTAATCCTGGGCTTGGCACAATAAAAAAGGTAGACCAACTTGAAACAAAGGTAAATAAGGCAAAAGCAAATTCTTTGCTAGTAAAAAACTTACTAACAAAAGATTTTAATATAAGAGAAACATCAACAGAGGCATGGCTGACTTTTGAACAACTAAATAATCCTGATACTTTCGATATAGAAAAGTTAAAGCCTTCCTATGGAATTGGTGGTTGCGATTTATCTTCAACTACTGATTTAACAGCAGCGAAGGTTATTTTTATGGTTCCAGAAGACCCGCATATTTATGTGAAACAGATGTATTGGCTGCCGGAAGATTTATTGGAGCAGCGAAGTAAAGAAGATAAAATCCCATATAATTTATGGCACGAGCAAGGAATATTAAGAACAACACCGGGAAATTCCGTTCATTATAAATTTGTCACGAAATGGTTCTTAGAAATACGAGATGAATGTGGTATTTATCTACCTTGGATTGGCTATGATAGATGGTCAGCTAAGTATTGGGTTGAGGAGATGGAAGGATATTTTGGCAAAGAATCTATGATTCCTATTGCACAAGGTAAACAGACTCTTTCTAGCCCGATGAGACTTTTAGGAGCTGACTTGGAATCTAAGTTAGTCAACTATAACAACAACGCAATTGATAAATGGTGCCTTTCCAATACAGCTATAGCTGTTGATAATAATTTAAATATACAACCAAATAAAACAAAGAACCAAAGACGTCGTATTGATGGCACAGCAGCACTTTTAAATGCATATGTAGTTCTTCAAGAAAAACGAAATGACTACCTCAACATGATATAAGAAGGAGGTGAGAATTTGGGGTTATTTGATAAGATATTTGGAAAGAAACAGGCTCCTACTACAACTCGTTTTGAAATGATAAACGATAATGGTGGAGGTTTTTTTGCGTGGAATGGGGACATCTATCAAAGTGACATTATACGAGCTTGTATACGTCCTAAAGCAAAAGCAGTCGGTAAGCTGATAGCCAAGCATATACGAGATAACGCTACTGAATTTAAGGTGAATCCAGATTCCTATATGAGATTTTTACTGGAAGAGCCTAATCAATTGATGACAGGACAAATGTTTCAAGAGAAAATGGCTGTTCAATTAGAGTTGAATCATAATGCATTCGCTTATATTAAGCGTGATGAGTTTGGTTATCCTAATGAGATTTATCCCATTCCATGTACAACAGTTGAAGTTGTAGAAGGGGCACAAGGAGACATCTTTTTAAAGTTTTATTTTAAAAATGGTAAGCAGATGACGATTCCGTATACAGATATCATTCATTTGCGCAAAGACTTTAATGACAATGACTTTTTCGGAGAACACCCAGGTAATGCATTAGCACAATTAATGGAGATTGTTACAACCACCGATCAGGGGATTGTTAAAGCAATAAAAAATAGTGCTGTAGTAAAGTGGATTCTTAAGTTTAAGTCAGTATTAAAACAAGAAGATATTGATAGTCAGGTCAAAAACTTTGTGAATAACTATTTAAATATCTCAAATGATGGCGGAGCAGCTTCTTCTGATCCTAGGTATGATTTAGAACAAGTGAAACCTGAAGCGTTTGTACCGGATTCCAAGCAGATGCAAGAAACAGTACAACGTATTTATAATTTCTTTAATACAAACGAAAAGATTATCCAAAGTAAATACAACGAGGATGAATGGACAGCTTATTATGAATCGGAAATTGAGCCATTTGCAATGCAGCTTGCTGGGGAATATACCAGGAAGCTTTTTTCGCGTCGAGAAAGGGGATTTGGTAACAAGATTATCTTTGAATCCTCTTCACTTCAATACGCTTCTTTAAGTACAAAGATGGACTTAGTTCAAATGGTTGATAGAGGAGCTATGACACCAAATGAATGGCGTTCAATTCTTTCACTTGGACCAATTGAAGGTGGATCTAAGCCGATTAGAAGATTAGATACAGCTTTAGTTAAAGAAGGAAATGTCACTGATGAAGGAGGTGATGACAATGAACAAGACGGAAAAGAGGGAACTACTGAGTAGTGCTCTTGAAATTAGGGAATTAGAAAATGGCCTTCGAACAATTTCTGGTTATGCAGTTAAATGGGAAATGAAATCTGTAACAATGGGCTATTGGCAACGATTTAAAGAGCAGTTTAAAAAAGGAGCTTTCACAGAGTCCTTGACTCAAGATGATCAATTAGCTTTATGGAGCCACGACACATCACAAGTGTTAGGAAGAACTAAAAATGGTACTCTTCGCTTGTTTGAAGATGAGATTGGACTAAGGTTTGAACTAGACTTAGCCAATACAACACTCGGAAATGACACATACGAGACGATTAAACGCGGTGATGTAGACGGTGTTTCCTTTGGGTTCCAAATGGTCAAAGAAGAATGGGATGAATCAGATCCGGACAATGTAGTTCGTAGTGTAACAAAAGCTAAGTTACTAGAGATTAGTCCAGTAGCTTTCCCGGCTTATCCTGACTCGCAAGTTTCAGCTAGAAGTCATGACCCATATAAACAATTTGTGAATGAACGCAATCAAAAAGAATTACGTAAAAAACTAATTTTAAAAACATATTTATAAGGGAGAGATTCATTTGAAAACATTACAAGAAATTTTAACTAGAAAATCAGAAATTCGCTCAATGTTACAAAGCGATAAGGAAGTAGACTTAGAAGCATTAGAAACAGAATTACGAGACCTTGAAGAAACACAAAAACAAATTGAAACACGACAAAGATTATTAAAAGAAGCAGAGGAGATTAATAATAATCAAATGCCTGAAATGCGTACAGTTGAAACATTTAACAATGAACCTCAAAAACAAGACGTAGAATTAGAGACTTCTGAAAAACGTGGACAGGCTCTAATGGAAAACCGTGCTGTTACAGTTGGAAGTGGTAATGTAGTTTTACCTAAGCATAGTGCAACGGATATTCGTCCAACTTTCAATGAAGTGTCTACGCTAATTGATCGTGTGTCTTCTAAAACTTTAAAAGGTGGAGAGAGTTACCAACAGCCGTATATTAAAAGTTATGGAGAAGGTGATTACACAACTGAAGGTAATGACTACAATACATCAGAAACAACGTTTGGATATGCAGATATCACAAAAGCAAAAGTTACAGCTTATTCAGAGGACACAGAAGAGCTTCAAAAATTACCAGCAGCTGATTACGATGCTGAAGTAATGAAGGGGATTACGGTAGCTACTCGTAAAAAGTTAACTCGTGAAATTTTAATTGGTACAGGTGCGACGAATCGACTTGCTGGTATTTTCTCGACAGCAGCTACGGCGATTGATGCAGAAAAAGATTTAGAAATCTCGGCGATTGACGCATCTACATTAGATGAAATTATTTATAGTTATGGTGGAGATGAAGACGTAGAAGATGCGGCAGTATTAATTTTAAATAAACTAGATTTAAAAGCATTTGCTAAGCTTCGTACATCTGATGGTAAAAAGGTATATAACGTAGTATCACAAGGTAATTCTGGAACAATTGATGGGGTACCATTCATTATTAATAGTGCTTGTAAGGCTGTTTCTGATGCTAAAACAACAGTTGGACAATATAGCATGGCATATGGTCCTTTATCAAACTATCAACTTACTATCTTCTCAGATATGGACGTTCAACGATCTACAGACTTTAAATTCAAGCAAGGTATGATTGCACATAGAGGTTCTGTTTTTGCAGGTGGTAACGTAATTTCTAAAAATGGATTCTTACGAGTGAAGAAAGCGGCTACTGTATAATAGTCGCTTTTCTTTATGGTATAAGGAGGTTTAACAGTGAGTGGGAAACCGTTGAATAAATATGTTGTAAAAAGAGCTTTTCGAGATAAATTCACTTTCATTCATTATAGTGTTGCAGATTCATATGAATCAAATGACACAGAACGTGTAATGTATTTACAAGATGAAGGTTTCTTGAATAAAGAACGAATTATAGATAAACAAGAAGGCTTAAAAGGGCCGGTTCATGTTGGAGGAGGGTATTACGAACTTCCAAATGGTGAAAAGATTAAGGGCAAAGATGCCGCTCTGAAAGCTTTAAAACAGCTAGAGCAAGTTGGTGAATGAACATGATGCTTGATGTTGTGAAGAAGGCGGTACGTGTCTCACATAATGATCTTGATGATGAACTTGAAGATTTAATTGAAGCATCTCGATATGATTTGAAGTTATCTGGTGTTTCTCATCTTAAGGCAAATGATGATAATGATCCTCTAATTAAAAGAGCAGTTATTACGTATGTAAAAGCTAATTTTATTTCAGACGCAAAAGAGGCAGAACGTTTTTTAGCATCGTATAACATGCTTAAGAATCATCTAACTTTAGCGGGTGACTATAAATGAATGATATTTTACTATTCCCAGTAATAACAATTACTAAAGATGAACTAGGACAAGTTGAGGAAGATGAAGTATTTAGTAGACAGATATTTTGCAAGAAAAAATCAGTTCCTCAATCAGAATTCTTTCAAGCTGGACAAAGTAATATTAAGGCTAGTCATATATTGATTGTTCATGTCTGGGATTATCAGGATGAACGAAAAGTGAAGTATCGAGATAAAGAATATAGCATTTACCGCACGTATGAAAGAGACGATGAAAAAATCGAACTTTATTGTGAGGTGAAAGCGGGTGTCTAATATTGATACTCTTGCAAGTGATATTGCTAGGGAATTGCAAAGATACGCTAACCTAGTAGAAGAAGATATAGAAGATGCTAAAGAAAAGGTTGCGACCAATCTTGTGAATGAATTGAAACAAAAAAGTCCTAAGAAAACAGGGAAGTATGGTAAAGGCTGGCGGAAAAAGAAAGATGGCAGTGCAATCATTGTTTATAATGCATTGAAACCACAACTTACACATTTATTGGAAAAGGGACATGCTAAAGCAAATGGTGGCCGTGTAGCAGCTAAGGTTCACATTGCCCCGGCAGAAGAAAAAGCAATAAATGAACTAATTGAACGTGTCGAAAGGGCGATTCAACAATGACATTAGGTGAATTAAAGAAAATCCTTGATGCTACAGGTTATCCTGTGGCTTATTCACATTTCACAGCAACGCCAACTAATCCAGTTTCAGCGCCACCTTATATTTGTTTTCTTGTGGACGGATCAGCGAATTTAATGGCTGATAACAAGGTATATCACAAGATAAATAACTTAAGTATCGAGCTTTATACAAATAAAAAAGATTTAGTTGCTGAAGCAAATCTTGAAAAAATCCTAGATAATTATGAGATTCCTTATGAATCCTATGAGGTTTTTATTGAAACTGAAAACCTATTTCAAAAAAATTATGAAACGAGGTTGATATAAATGAGTGAGAACAAAGTAAGTTTTGGATTAAAAAATGTCCATTATGCAACATATGAAACAAAAGATGGGTTAGTTACATTTGGAACACCAATTCCAATGCCTGGTGCGGTTGAACTAACAAATGAACCACGCGGTGATTTAATTGAATTCTATGCCGACGATATGCTTTATTACTCAGCGGATAATAACCAAGGTTATGAAGGAACGTTAAATATTGCACTCCTTCCGGAGCAATTTGTAATTGATGCGTTAGGTGAACAATTAGATGAGACAGATGGTGTATTAAATGAGTTGGCCGATGCAAAAGGTAAACCATTCGCGCTGTTATTTGAGTTTGATGGTGATGTGAAAGCAACTCGTCATGTCATGTATAACTGTTCAGCAAGTCGTCCTAATATTTCATCGAAATCAAAAACGAATTCAGCTGAACCGAATACAAACGAGCTTAAATTCGTTGCGAGCCCAATTATTCTAGCAAATGGTGGTAGACCGATGGTTAAGACCAAGACAACTTCTAAAACTACACCAGCAATCCATGATAATTGGTACAAAAAGGTCTATGTGAAAACACCAACAGCACCAAAAGGAGTGTAATGAGATGGAAAAAACAATTGTAATAGATGGTAAGCAAGTTCGACTGAAAAGTACAGCAGCAACTGTTAAGCGTTATAAAGCGCAATTTAGACGTGATTTGTTTGCGGATATGATGGCTTTAGGAGCCATTGGTACATTTACACCACAAGATGGTTCCCAGCCTTCTATTGACCTCTCTAATGTAGATTTAAAGAAAATAGATTTTGAAGTTATTTATGATTTAGTTTGGTTATATGCTAAAACCGCTGATCCGAATCTTCCGGATCCAATTACATGGTTAGACGGATTTGAAGAGTTCCCTATTTATGAAATCATTCCAGAGATTAACGATATGATTCAAAGTACAATGGGAGCAAAAAAAAACTAAAGAAAAGTAATGAAGAGCAAGGGACTTTCAGTGATGAAGAATTCACGACTGATTTGTTCCTTGCTCTTTGTTATAAATCGAAATTAACGAGTTGGGATTTAGAAGTAATGACAATAGGTGATTGCTTTGATTACATTGCTGAATTTGCTGAAATGGAGAATCCAGACAAAGAAAAAACTCGTAAAGCAAATCAAAAAGACTTCGATTCGTTCTAGGAAAGGGGTGAGATGATGGCAGGAGGAAGAATTAAAGGAATTAGTATTTCAATCGATGGTGAAACCACGGGACTTCAAAATGCGTTAAAAGATGTTAATAAGCGAAGTAATGATTTAACCAAAGAGCTTAAAGATGTTGAACGATTATTAAAATTTGATCCAGGTAATATTGAAGCTTTAGCTCAAAAGCAACAGTTACTGACTCAGCAAATTGAAAACACCACACAAAAGTTAGATAAATTGAAGGCAGCGGAACAACAAGTCCAAGCACAATTCCAAAACGGAAAAATTTCCGAAGAGCAATATCGCGCATTTAGGCGTGAAATTGAATTTACAGAAGGATCGCTTAATGGTCTGAAGAATAAGCTTGGAAACATGAAGGCTGAGCAAGATAGTGTAGCAAGTTCAACAAGACAGTTAGAAACATTGTTTAGCGCTACTGGAAAAAGTGTTGATGATTTTGCGGGGGCATTAGGAAATCGTCTTGTGAATGCAATTCGAAGTGGAACGGCTACCAGTAAGCAGTTAGATCAAGCAATTGGAATTATCGGACGAGAAGCATTAGGAACAGAAGCTGATATTGAAAAGTTACAACGTGCGCTTCGATCTGTAGATGCTGGTAACTCGATTCAACAAGTACGAAACGAACTAAGAGACTTACAACAGGAAGCTGGCAAAACAGAGAAAAAGTTTGAAGGATTAAAAATAGGATTAGAAAATGTTATAGGTGGAATGGCAGCTGGTGGCGGTATTGCAACCGCTATTGAAAAAGCAATGGATATGTCAAGTCTACAAACAAAAATTGATATCACATTTGATGTTCCAGAGTCTTCGAAAAAATCAGTGGAAGAAGCTATTAGGGGTGTTAGTACTTATGGTATTGACGCTGAAGAAGCATTAGAAGGTGTTCGCAGACAATGGGCATTAAATAAGGATGCTTCTGATGAAACAAATGCCGCTGTGGTTAAAGGGGCGGCGACTATTGCAGCATCTTACGCTGGAATTGATTTTAATGAACTTATACAAGAAACCAATGAGATTGGTGCAACGTTAGGTATTACTAACGAGGAAGCATTGGGATTAGTTAATACATTATTAAAAACAGGATTTCCACCAGAACAATTGGATATTATCGCTGAATATGGGGATCAGATGGTTCAAGCTGGATTTTCAGCGAAAGAAGTCCAAGGAATTCTGTCTGCAGGAGTCGACACTAAAAGTTGGAATATCGATAATCTTTTGGATGAAAAATTGTCCCTATGAGTGGTGACATTCATAGAAAACTCCTTTAATTCAGTGAAACTCTCAAATGAGACAATACTGAGCGAAGCCTTTAACAAAGGAACGTGCAACGACTAGCTGAAAAGCGTAGGGTGTAAGTTAATGACATCCGAAATGGGGAGCATCTTATATAAAAGATGATGATATAGTCTGGTCTGTATAGTGATATACAGAAGTTCATAAGAGAACTGGCAGGATGTTGCGAGTCCTGTTGAACATATCGGGTGTTAAAGAAGGACGTATTAAAATGGCTGAGTTTGGGGCCGGTGTAGATAAGTCTATGCAAGAGGTTTTAGATAAAACAAAGATTTCGGCAGATCAGTTTGCAAAATGGGGTCAGGCAATTGCTGGTGGCGGTGAAAATGGACAAAAAGCTATGCTTGAAGCAACCAAGGCCTTAGCTGGTGTTGAAAATGCAACAGACAGAAATGCACTTGGTACGAAGATGTTCGGTACTCTTTGGGAAGACCAAGGGAAGAAAATCATAGACACCATCTTGAAAGCAGAAGGTAAACAAGTTGATTTAAAAAAAGGAGTAGAGGATTTACATGGTGCTACTTCTAAAATAGATGCAAGTCCAGCGGTGAAATTCCAAAAGGCAATGCAAGATTTACAAACGGCTCTCAAACCTGTCCTTGGAGTTATAGCTGATGTCGTTGCTAAAATAGCCGATTGGATTTCTAATAATCCAAAGCTAGCGGCTACTTTGGCAACTATTGCAATAGCTATTGGTGTAATTGCAGGAGCATTTATGGCTTTAGCACCAATAGTTGTTGTTATATCGGGTGTAGGGGCTGCAATGATGGGATGGATAGCGTTGTTCGCAATAATTATTGCAGCGGTTGTTGCTTTAGGTATTGCGATTTATCAAAATTGGGATTCCATAAAGCAATGGACCATTGATGCCTGGAATGCAATTGGAGAATTCTTAGTAGGAATATGGGACGGGATTGTGCAATGGGCAAGTGAAGCGTGGAATAGCATTAGTGAATCTACAACAGCAGTTTGGAACTCAATTAAGGAATTTTTAATAGGTATCTGGAATGGCATAGTAGAGTTTGTTGTAACGTGGGGAACCACTATTTTAGAAGCATACGTTGGTGTTTGGACATCCATTTTTAATTTCTGTATGGAAATCTGGAATGGGATAGTTGAATATTTAACTTCAGTTTTGCAGGGAATAGCGACGTTCTTTACAGAAATATGGACTTCTATTTCAGCATTCTTTCAAGAGACTTGGAATGGATTAGTTGCTTTTATAACGCCTGTTTTACAAGGGATTGCTGATTTCTTCTCTATGATTTGGAATGGTATTTCTACAGTGATCCAAGCTGTATGGAATTTCATTACTCAATACTTACAAGCAATATGGACGGCTATTTTATACTTTGCTACTCCACTATTTGAAAGTATAAAGAATTTCATTTCTGAATGTTGGAATAAAATTAGTTCTACTACAAGCCTAGTATGGGAAACAATTAAGAATTTCTTAGTTTCTTGTTGGAATGGACTTGTATCATTTGTAACTCCAATCTTTGAAAAAATCAAATCCTGGATTGTTAGTGTATGGGATACAATCAGTTCAGCGACGATGGCTGTGTGGAATGCGGTTAAGAATTTCTTGCAAGCATGCTGGAATGGATTAGTATCTATTGTAACCCCAATTTTTGATGCAATAAAAAACTGGATTGTGAATGTCTGGAATACTATTAGTTCCACTACGAGTGCTGTATGGAACGCGATTAAAGGCTATCTTTCTAGCTTGTGGAATTCAATTGTTTCCACAGCAAGCTCAATTTTTAATAGCATTAAATCAGCCATTTCAACTGTTTGGAATATGATTAGTAGTGCAAGTAGTAGCGTATGGAATGGCATTAAGTCTACACTTTCAAGTATCTGGAATGGCATTAAATCTACAGCATCTTCAGTGTGGAATGGTTTAAAAGATGCCATTATGACTCCTGTTCGTTGGGTAACAAGTGCTGTTAGTGGGGCATTTAATGGAATGAAGTCTGCTGTATTAGGCGTGTGGGATGGAATTAAGAGTGGTATTCGTACAGCTATCAACGGAATCATACGTATTATTAATAAGTTCATAGATGGCTTTAATACACCAGCAGAATTATTAAATAATATACCAGGAGTAAGCGCTCCAACTATTCCACATGTACCAATGCTTGCTAAAGGTGGGAAGCCTGTAGGTGATGGTTCATTTATCACAGGTGAAGCTGGTCCGGAGTTATTTACCAAGAAAGGTAATTCAATCACAGTTACTCCTTTATCATCAAAAGAAAAATCGCTTGGTATTACTGGAACTATGAATCAATTAATGGGTGATATGAGCCGCATGATGGCAAACTCTATGAGCCAGTTATCAGGATTAAAGACTGTCATGAGTGGTGTATATGGGAACATGTCAAATAGTAGACAAGCTATGACAAATACAGTTGCAAATCAAGTGTTTAATTACCCGTCTGGATCATCTGGTGATGGAGCAATTCCGACGCTTGGTGGTGATTTGGTTGTTGAAGTTCCTGTTATTTTAGATGGTCGTGATCTAGCGCGCGGGACTTATCGATATACACAAGAATATCAAGAAAGAGAAGAGCAAAGAAACTCAGCCTTTTAGGTTTGAGTTTCTTTTATTTTATAGAGAAATGGGGTGTCAAAATGAGTTCTTTTACATTTAACAACGAGCGTAAAGAATTTGTCCAAATTGCAAAAGGCTTGAAAAGACCTACTTGGGCACCATTGAAAAGGAATTTATTAAGTATTCCGGGATATCCTGGTGCAAGACTATTAAACACACAAACTGAAATTCGTGTTCTTTCTATTCCTGTAGGAATTATAGTTCCTGATGGATCTGATTTAGAAACGCTGAAAGAAGAAATTGCAGGGTGGTTAATAACAGAGCAACCAGCGGAACTTATTTTTGATATAGAACCAAATAGAACATATTTAGCAATTATAGATGATAGCTTTGATCCAGATGAATTTGTAGCCCTTGGTACCGGGACACTTAAATTTATTTGTCCAATGCCTTATAAGTTGGGAGCTGTACAAGAGAAAATACTGGCTATTGAGAAGGGGGACTTAAAAGCTTCATTACGTAACAATGGATCTGTAGAGTCTAATCCAATTATTGATATAACTGTGGGAGCACAGAGCCCTTTCCTTGATGTCTGGAATGGTGACGAATACTTTAGGTTAGGTTATCCCACAGGTGTTAAAACTCGTGTTGTGAAACAAAATGAGCGTCTCATATGGGATGAAATGAAGAGTTTAACTACTTGGAATGCTGTAACTGGTCAAATAGGAATTTACAAAAGCTCAGGGGCTATGAAGGTTTGGCAAGGATACGCTTTTACACCTGATTCATATGGAACGGGAACGGATACTGAGTGGCATGGTCCTTTTATGAAGAGAACTATTCCTAATACAGGTGGCGTTATCCAAGATTTTAGACTTGATGTGCAAATGACTTTTCAGTCTGAACACTGGAACAGAATGGGGAAAACTGTGGTTATGCTTTTAGATGCTAACGACAATGTGATAGTTGAACTAGCAATGGCTGATGAGTATATGAGTCATGAAATGACAACAGCACAAGCAATTATTGATTCAGGAGGTTCTAGAAAATGGATTTCTGACGAGATGGGAATGTACTCTGATACATTTAACGACTTTAGAGGACATGTTGCAGTAGCTCGCAGGGGCAAAGAATGGAGTTTCTATTTTGCTAAATATCGAAAGAATACTGAGATAGATGATGCTAGTTTTGTCCGTACATGGAGAGATGAGTCTGACAGTAATCCTATGACAGCTAGACCAGTAGCCAAGATAGCAGTAGGGTGTATTGTTTATGGTCCAAATCCACCAGCGGATATTGCATTTATTGAAGATGTTAAGTTTTGGAAGATAAACACTTTAACCATAGATGAGACTCCTTATATTTTTGATATAGGAGATAAAATACAAATAGATACAGAAAGATCATTAGTAACAATTAACGGGAAAAATGTGATTGGATTGAAAGACATATTCAGTTCATTTCCTATTGTAAAAAGAGGACCGAATGAAATTATAGTACGTCCAGCCAATATAGGAATAGCAAAATTAAGTTATAGGGAGCGATTTAGATGAGAACACCAAGTGGGATCTTACATATCGTTGATTTTAAAACTAGTCAAATCGTTTCAGCTATACAACCAAAAGATTATTGGGATGATAAACGCCATTGGGAAATCAAGAATAATATAGATACATTAGAGTTTAGGGTGTTTGATAATACAGAACATGCAGCAACACTTTTACAACAAAATTTAGTATTAAAAGAAGTACGGGATGGGCGGATTGTTCCATATGTAATTACTGAAGCGGAGAAAGATTCTAAAGATAGATCAGTGGTTGCTTATGCATCTGGTGAATGGATTCAGCTTGCTAAAGCAGGGATTATTAACCCACAAAAAATTGAAGGTAAAACGTTGAATGAATGTATGGGAATAGCTCTTGCGGGTACTAAGTGGAAAATAGGTAAAACGGAGCATAATGGATCGCATTCTATGACTATTGATGAATTTACTGATCCACTGACCTTTCTCAAACAGATTGCTTCTTCATTTGAATTAGAAATTCAATATCGTGCTGAAGTGGTAGGATCTCAAATCGTTGGTCGTTATGTAGATATGGTTAAGAAACGAGGAAGAGATACAAGGAAAGAAGTAACTCTTGGTAAAGATTTAATGGGAATTAAGCGTATCGAGAACTCTCAAAGCATTTGTACAGCCTTATTAGGTTTCGTTAAAAAAGAAGGCGGAGAGTTTATTACTATTGCAGAAATAAATAACGGCGTACCTTATCTTGTGGATGACGGTGCTTTTCAACGCTGGAATGAAAAGGGGCAACATAAATTCGGCTTCTATAGCCCAGAGACAGAAAATCAAGATATGACTCCGCAACGACTTAAAACTCTTATGAAAACAGAAATAGAAAAACGTATAAATACATCTGTTTCTTACGAAGTTCAAGCTCAAAGTATAGGGCAAGTATTTGGATTAGTGCATGAATTAATCAATGAAGGCGATACAATCCGAATCATAGATAGAGGTTTCACACCTAAGTTGTACCTTGAAGCACGTTCTATCGCTGGTGATGAATCTTTTAAAGACCCTACACAAGATAAATATGTGTTTGGTGATTATCGTGAAATTGTTGATTCGAATGAAGAGTTACGTAGAATGTACCAAAAAATTTTAGCATCTTTACAAGATAAAGTACCTCAAGGGTGGTTTGATGCTTTAAAGGATAAAGTAAAAGATCAAGGTGTAGACATTCAAGATGCTATCAACAAGTCAAAGCAAGCTCAACAGGAAAGTAAAACAGCTAAAGACTTAGCAGAAGCAACTCAAGATTACATGGAGCAAAATCTTGTAGATATTATAGAAAATGTTAAACCACCTACTACTGATCTCAAAGCAAATAAAACACTATGGCGTGATATTAGTAATGGTAAGCCTGGTATTTTAAGATTATGGACAGGTACAGCGTGGGAATCGGTTGTCCCAGATACAGCTCCATTACAACAAAGTATTAAAGATGTTAAGAAAGATATTGAAACAGCTAAAACGGAATTAAGTCAAAAGGTTCTAAGTGTAGAGGGTAAAGCGCAAGAAATAGCTGGACAAATAGTTGATGTTCAAAAACAGGTTAATGACAAAGTTGATCAAACGTGGATTAATAATCAATTAAAAGATAAGGCTGATAAATCCGGCGTTTATACGAAAGATGAAATTAAAGATGGTTTTATAGGGAAACAAATCTATGAAACTGATAAGAATGGTAACGTTAAGAAGTTCCAAGATATTAACACATCAATTAGTCAAACAAATGAGGCTCTTAAACAAAAAGCAGAGAAGTCAGAGTTAACGAAAATAAATAATGGTTTGTCCCAACTTGAAAGTAAAACGAATGAGATTGTATCAACGGCAGATGGAACGAAGCAGACACTTTCTAATCTGAAAACTCAAGTTGATAATATTCAAATTGGTGGCCGAAATCTATTACTAGAAACAGCTACTAAATCACATTCAGTGAAGACTGGAGAAAACAAGCCACATACCTACTTTGATGTAGCGAAGGACGTAACTGCTTTAATGCAGGGTCAGAATCTTGCTATGAGTTTTCTATTTACAGGTAAAGTTACGGCATGGGGTACAACGAATAAATGGGCTGGTTTCGAAGTGAAGGTTACTTTCACAGACAATACATTTCATTATCCAAGTTGCCGTGTAGAAAACCGCCTAACACTAGGGAAACAGTATAACCAGGAAAGATTCACAGCGAGTGCTGTAGTAATGGATAAGCCAATTAAAGAGATTTCAGTTTACGCTTTAGCACGTGATTTCACGGGGGATGTGTTAATTGAAAAGCTTAAATTAGAAATTGGCACAATATCAACAGCGTGGACACCAGCGCCAGAAGACCAAGTATCAACAACTGATTTCACTAAAAAAACAGTAGAAATCGAGACTACTATTAAAGGAATTAATACTTCTGTATCAAATGTACAAAACGAACAGGGAAAGCTTACAGAACGAGTTACTAAATCAGAACAAACCGCAGATGGGTTTAAACAATCAATTGAATCGTTAACAAAAAAGGATAGTGAAATTAGTAATAAATTAAATACGGTTGAATCAACTGTGGATGGCAATGCAAAGTTAATTACGTCAGTAGAGAAAAAGGTTGAAGGCATTGATAGCGACGTTACGAACCTGATGGTTGGGACAAAGGAATTGGTGACACCTGTTTACTTTAAAGGCGGTACAGTTAAGTTATCACAAGACAAATTCAACGGGAATGCTGTTGTTGATGTCACTGGTGCATGGCATGGGCTTTCATATCACATTGTAAATCTCGTTAAACCGAATAAAATTAAAATTGGAGATAAAGTAACTTATTCTGTTTGGGCAAGGTTGAAAGACGCACCTGATGGGGTTAAAGCGCAACATAGTATTTATGATGGTTTAGGGCTCGGCCCTGAACTACCTAACGTTGATAATCAATGGAAGCAATTTTCTGGTACGTTCACTGTCGAAAAGAAGCATATGGATGCAACAGATCAATTAATTCGTGTCGAACCGTGGGAATGGTCGGGTGGAGATAGAAAATACATTTATCAACAATCCTCTCCCATGATTTCCGTTACGACTAAGGCGTATCCATGGCGACCAGCCCCTGAGGATATTGGAGACGGTAATGTTTTAACTAAAGTGACAACTGAAATTAAAGAGCAAGCAGGGAAAATCAGTGAGAAACTAACGAGTGTAGAGGCAAAGGTTGATAATACAAAACTAGATGGACGAAATTCTCTTAAAAACTCTAATTTTTCTAGTTATATTGCTAATGATTCTATAAGTTGGGACAAATCGTTAAATGGGAACCTTCAGGCATCTGGTTGGGGAAGTGGGTATAACGGTGGTGTAGCAGATCCAACGAAAGGCTATCACGCCCATCTAGATATAACTACTTTCGGTTATCCAGTTGTAGCATTTATTAACAAAAACAGTATCATTGGTCGGAAAAATAGATGGATAGGTATAGCTGAAGATGTGGTTGCAGAATTTGCGAGAAATAATGTCGCGAGTAAAGAAATTACTATAAGTATGGATATTTGGTCAGATACAAAAGGTTTCCGTATAAACGGTGGATTACATCATTTCATTGAAGGTACCGCAGCACAAAACTTTCACAGTGGTCAGTATGTGTTTAATGTAAGTGAAGTTAATAGATGGGAACGCTATGCGTTTACCATGAAACTTCATGAAAAATATGACGTTACTAAAGTTGCTAGATTGTATATATATGGTGGCGAAGGTATTGAAGGTACAGCGTATGTGAAAAATGTCAAACTTGAATTAGCTAACGTTGCTACAGCATGGACACCAGCGCCAGAAGACCAGGTAACAACCGATGAATTTAACAAGAAAGCAACAGAGATTGAAAAAAGTGTGGAGGGTGTTACAACTTCTGTATCAACTGTTCAAAAAAATCAAGGTACAATGCAATCAACTCTGAATAAAGTGGAACAGACTACGAATTCAAATTCCCAAAGCATTACATCGTTATCACAAAAACAGGGTAAACAAGGAGAAATTATTCAGCAAAACACTAGCGATATCACGCAGTTGAATAATCAAATTAAATCTAAAGTTTCTGAGACTCAAATGCAGGATTATGTAGGTGGGTTAGGAAGTGTGAACATGTACTTTAATTCAGCTTTTGAGGACAGGGTAATTAATACTTCTACTGGAGTTGTTGCTTCTAGAACTCCAAGTCTTACGAAGTGGAACAAGATGGGAATCACTACAGGAACAGCAGTTACTCCTACAAGCGTCCGAAATCATGATGGGTATAACTCAGCTCAGATCCAAGCTACAGGTCTAACTGCAAATACTTGGACAGGCATTAACCAGTTGATACCTGTTTCAGCTGATTCAGGGAAGTTAGTATTATCTGTATGGGTATTTACTAACAATACAGAGGGAATGGATGCAGGAGGATCTATAGAGTTTAAATTCCTTAATGGTTCGTCGGTGGTTGGTCAAGTTGATACAAATATTAGAAGTAAATTAGTTGGAGGGGCATGGACATTTGTAAGTCTTACAGCTGACGTACCTACCAAAAATGTTACACATGTTCAAGCGGGTATCTTTTTGGTTAAGAATGGTCTTATGTGGGTATCTCAACCACAAGTGCAACAGGGTGCAAACCCTACAACCTTTATGGAAAACCCGAAAGACTATGCTAACTATGACCAACTTGTAGGTGAGATTGCTAAGAAAGTAGCTACTACAGACTTTAACTCTAAGGTATCAACTCTTGAAACAAGCATAAATCAGCAGTCTAAAAGTATTGAGTTAAAGGCAGAAAAAACGGATGTTTACACTAAGAAAGAAGCTAACGGTCAATTTGGAAGTAAGTCTATTGTAGATTCCCACACAAGTTCTATTGCTTTAATGGCAGGAGAGATTACTCAAAGAGTTAAAAACAATGAGGTCGCTTCCACAATCAACCAAACAGCTCAATCTGTATTGATCCAGGCCAGTAAGATTAACCTGGACGGAGCTGTAACCGCCAAGTCTATAGAATCTGGTAGACTAGCAGGTGTAACTATCTCAACTAGTACAAACTCTACAGGCTATTTTGTTGACATGAATCAGCAAAATATTTCTCTTAAATCCAATGTAGGTAACACGGGACCAATCACACGGGGATATTTAGGTTTCATGCCTAACTTACCAGATAATACAGTCCGTACAGCTCTAGTGCTTGGAAACAACTACGACAACACTAACAGATTAGAGGTTAATGGTTCCTTATTCCTGGAGCAACAAACACCAAAATGGAATAACTACGATTTATCAAATTGTCGTATCGGTATGGCTAGAAGCCGTAACTCAGACGGATCTATAAACATGAAATCGTCTATAAAAATGGGATACATGGGTAGCATTGAAATGCGCTCAGAAGATAGCGACATTGACCTAGATGCTAAAGGTCATATCCGTATGAACACTACTAGGGGTGGTAAATCTCTTAATGATATTAAAATTATCTCTGGCACTAGCATGTCTTTAGATGCTTACAATGGTAGTTGGTTCCTAAATAGTTCTAGCAGTACAGGCGCTGACGATTGGAGGATAAGAACGTTACACATTAACGATAAACGTTCTGGGGGTAACACTCAGGCTGATGTAGACTTTAGAATGGGACACCTGGTTACTTTACGTATTCCACAACACCCTGATTACACCAAGTATGGTATGGAGGTTAAGAACGGTACTGGAACTAGCTTAAGTAACATTCACGTAGATAAGGTGTACTTGACACAAAATATGTGGGAATCTACTAGACAGGTAAAGACAGCTATTAAAGAAATTAAAGTAGATGCTTTAGAGACGTTAATGCAACTACAGCCTAAGCAGTACTATCGTAAGTCTGAAATGCAAAAACTCTATGAAAAACGTGAAAAGATTGTAGCAGGCGAATACCAAGAGCCAATGCCTACAATTAAAGACGTTCCTTTAGAGTATGGATTCATTGCAGAGGAAATGCCAGAATGCTTAGCAACTGAAGACAGAAAAACTGTTTCTACGTATCCTTTAATGACTATCGGTATTGCAGGCACTCAGGAAGTTTACAAGAAACATTTGGCTTTAGAGGAAATTGTGAAAGAACAAGCAAATCAGTTAGCAATACAAGAGGACAGAATTGCACGTCTAGAAGAATTGCTACTTCAACAATTAATTGATAAGAAACCAGAGCAGCCATAAGCTGGTCTTTTTTTATTGTATAGAAGGGGAGATAACAAAATGACAAATCAAATCCAAAGTACAAGTCCAGAGGAAAACCAATTACAAAGCCAAATTATCAATCAGATTATGCCAATACTAGAGAAGTTAGTTATGCAATTAGTTCAAAACCCAGCTCCAAATGAAGATGTGGTGCCGGGGAACGATAATAAATTTATGGAAATTGATGACGTTGTGGATAACTTGGTGAATGCAGGGATTATTACAGCGAGTAATTTTAACGTTAATGTTGAGTTATTCAGAGGCAGTCCAATTACCGTTTCTATTATTAAAGCAGGAGATCCGGCAGCAGAGATTTCTACAGAAGTAGGTGCTGGAGATTCTATTAAGGAACATATAGAAGCATCAGATAATCACGGAGTAACTAAATAACTAGATTTAAAGCAAAGCGTACGAATAGTAGGCTTTTTTATTTTAAATAATTTATGAGGTTGGAAAGAGGTGACGGTATGGATGGTTTGCAAGAGGTGAGAAGTGATGTTCAAGAAATAAAGCAAGATATTAAGGACATTCGCTTAGAGATTAAAAGTTTAGAAATGCGGACAACAGGTAACGAGAAAGACATTATCAATATCAATAAGCAATTAGATAAGATTAGCGCTAATACAACTTGGATTTTACGCCTTATTGTTGGTGGACTTATTGGAGCGGCTCTTACCTTCTTCTTGAAAGGAGGTGGTATGTAATGATTGAAATTACGGTAATAATCGGTGTTGTTGTAGGACTATCACAAATTGCAAAAACAGTTGGGATGCAAACAAAATATGTTCCGTTACTAAATTTAACGCTTGGCATAATGCTAGGCGTTTTATTTTTATCTCAAGATATCAAAACAAATATATTTCAAGGAATCATTATTGGACTGTCAGCAAGTGGGTTATTTGACCACACAAAAATTATAAAAAAGGGTGCCGATGTAAAATGAAAAAGAAGTGGAAACATATTTCATCTATAGTTGTTGCTATGATTGTAGTATTATCAATTGGAACAAACGTATTTGCTGATAGGGTTTTAATTATTCCTGATTTACCAAAACAACCATATCGGAATGGTATTGGTGCTTATGAAGGTGTTGTAGCTCATTCTACAGCTACTCCAGAAGCTCCAGCTATTAATATTCAAAAATATGAGTCTCGTACATGGCGTTCAGCGTTCGTTCACTACGCAGTTGATTGGGATGAAAAGATTCAAATTGCATCTACTAAATATCGTGCATGGGGTGCAGGTCCAGCAGCGAATGCTAGATTTGTTCATGTTGAATTGTGTGAAACAAGTGATTCGATGAAATTTAAACGTTCTTACGAACGATATGTAGAGTTGATTGGGGAAATCTTACGAGAACGAAATATTCATCCTTCTAAAGGATTATGGACACATAAGGATATTACTTATAAATTAGGTGGTACAGACCATGAAGACCCACTTGATTATCTTCGTAGTCATGGTGTATCAGAGGCTAAATTCCGAGCAGACGTGTTAAAAGCTTATAACGGGAACTCTGTTACAGTGGATGCTAAACCACAAAAACCAAATGAAGTACCTGGTACAGTAGAGGTGAATGGTGTTGCGTATATTGAGGGGTACAATGTAAAGCTCCGTTCTGGACCATCAACAGATAATAGTGTTATTCGTAAATTACAAAAAGGACAGGCTTATAAAGTATGGGGCAAATTAGGAAACTGGTTAAATCTTGGTGGTAACCAATGGATTTATTATGATTCCTCATACATTCGTTACGCTGGGACGGAAGCTTCTACCGTAGCTGGTAAACGGGTTATTTCTAAAGTGGACAATTTACGTTTCTATGATGCTCCATCTTGGCAGGATAAAGATTTGGCAGGTTCTGTAGATGCAGGATTAGGGTTTACAATCGATGGGAAGATAAGTGTAAATGGATCACCACAATATAAAGTATATAATAGCAAAGGTAAAACATACTATATAACTACAAATGAAGCCTATGTGTATGTGAAGTAAGATGAAAGAGGGATTCCAGCATCTGTGGAACCCTTCTTTTTTTAAAAAAATTTAAAGTGTATCTGTACTTATTTGTTCTAATATTTCTTTAGCAGTTTCAGCATCAGCAAACATTGGTGCTGAATTTAATCTTCCTGGATTTTTTGTGAAATACTCCGCTAATTGTTTTAACTTCGGCTTTACACCTTCGTATGGTAAGTGTTTCTCAACATCGTAATACTCTATTTCACCAAATCGTGCTTTGTAATATGATAATTTTTGTATTTCCATATAGGTGTAATTAAAGCCTAAATCATCTGATATTGTCGCTTTTGCTAAATCATTTAATAAATAATAGCCAATCATTTGTAAATTATCTTTTTGTTTTAGCGATTTGTCTTTTGTTGTTTTAAAATCATAAAGAACACCATCGATAAATATGTCTGCATCTGCTCCACTGACCAAAAGTGAAGACACTCCAAACTTAGGATTAAATATTACGTTACTATTTTCATTAATAATCTCTGGAATCATGAATTTCTCTTCAAACAACTTCAACAAATTATCTAATTCGTTAATTACTTCGTCTGGACTATTTTCGAGAATAAAAAAGTCCCGATTGATAGTTTCTTTATTAATCCTAGCCCGAGATACTTGCTCTAACTTAGCCAACTTTACAGATATCTCGTATAAATGGGAGATTAATATTGAATTATCATTAATAAACATTAATACTTTTTCCAACCACGAATCTAAAATTTCAACTGGAATATCAATATAGTTGTTTAGTTTTTTAAATCCGTTATAAGCCACCAAATCTCTTATTACAGTTTCGTCTTTTACAAATTGAGCAATTCTAAATCGGGCTAAATAGTCAAAAGCTATTCCGACCAAACTTGCATTATATATATTAGATAAATTATATGGCACATGCATGTTATATTCTTCGGAGAAAGGCAACTTTCCACTTAATGTGTAGTAATCTCCTTTTTCCGGCTCGACATGTATAAGTATGTCTTTAAACTCTTTATCTTTTTTATTTTTAGCATCTAATTTACTGGTTAACGACATTCCATTTCCCTCTTTCTATCATTGTTATAAAATTTAAATGCAAACACACTGAATTTTAACATATAAATCCAATTGCGGTTAATATTTTGGTTTACAGTAAAAAACCACCATTTTATTAGGTGGCTTTTTTATTTCTATGTAATTAAAATTTACTTTTAGATAATGCCTTTAATATAGGATTTATAATTTTACTAAATAAACGAAACCCTCTAAATATAGATTGAATAACTTTCAAACTAGTTCCCTCCCTTAAATTAAGCTAATTATACCAAATTCTTTTAATACAAATTGAAATAATGTTAAACGTAATAAAAAAATGAACTTGTTGACCATCAGTAATCGTATCATACGACTTTTGAAAGTATGTTGAACCTGTAATAAATTTGACGTTAGTAATATCTTTTGGATTCCCGAGGAGAAGAAAAATGTATAATTTTGAAACTAAGGAAGAACTAATAAAATTCGTGAATGATGAAATTGTGAATACATTAGAGGCATTGGAGATTTTAGAATGCTCGAGGTAGAATTTAAATAAGTTAGTGAAATTAGGGACATTGGTGCCCATTAAAGAGATGGTTCGAGATCGTTTCCTATTTAAAAAGGATATTTTAAATAGGAAAGAGTAAATGAAGAAGTAAATTTTTAAATTCAAAACATTATTTAGTGTATGTTAATTTCTTTCTAAAATTTGAGTCCAATTGGAAGGAAGTATTTTTATTGGGAATATTGGTTTTCCTGAATCAAATGTATTTCTTTTTGAAAATGAATAAGGAATAAAAGATGCTTTATAAAATATAAGAGACATAAGTGTATTTCATGAGGAATTATAGAATAAAGTCCGCATGAAGATTGAATATTTTGATATTGAAATTTGAAGGGAATTATAATATTGTTAATGGAGAATTATAGGAAAGGGATGGGGGATATGAGTGGAGTATCATTTTTTCTTAGTATTATTGGAAAGGTTTGGGGTGTAATACAAAAGAAAAAAGAGCTAAAAGACCGTAGTAATGAAATTGATTACAAGACTTTTCTTGGTCAGCATTTGAAATTAATAGAAGGTTATTGTACAGCAAATGCGGATGCAAAAAAAGAGATTAAAGAAAACGGTATGATTGATGTAAAGAAATACGAGCAAATTAATATAACTTGGGGGAAACTTATATCTGAAATTGTAGATGAAAAATCAAGTTTTCGATTGGTAGAAAGATACAGCAAGTTAATTACGGCTTACGACGAAAATCAGTTAATACCATTATCAAAGCGGACAAAGGATAGGGAAATTGAAAAAGATATAATTTTGGCCTACGCGCAACACCTTTTAGAAGTTAAAAAATATATTGTGCATTTTTCAGGAGAAGAAAAGGAATTATTGCTAGGTTATTTAAAAGAGTTAGAAGAGGAAATAAACAAACGAGAAAATAAGAAGTGAAAAAGAAAAAAGTTTTATTTTAATGAAAATAAAATGAAGAAGTATAATGTCATTTTATAAGATGTCAGTATTTTGCATACGGAGAAAGAAATTTTCTAGGTTGAAAAGGTTCTGAAGATAAATTTTTAAAAAGAATCCAAAATATAATTAATATTGATTTATATTTATGTAATTATTAATGTTTTGAAGGTAGTTAGTATAATTTATGGGGAAAATAGTTTGGGCTTAGAAGAGGAATGTATTCACCCACAAAAACACCCACAATTCACCCACAAAAATAAAAAAAGTGATGAATCACTATGAAACATCACTTTTATAAAATCTTGATAAATCAACATTTTTGGCATGACTTAAAACTTGATGAATCCAGAGGATATATTCCGCACACAAGTTCACCAATGGGAACGCGATCAATATATGTCTCTATACTAAGAGAGAAAAAAGCCCTGATACTACGGTATCAGGGCTTTTTTCTTTTTTATAAAGTTAACTTCAAGTGGCGCAAAATGAAAAGAAACCACAAAACAGCCACTAAAAATCTTCAGTATAAGAGTATCTTAATAATAGGGATGGTAATTTCAATAAACCTTTATTAGAATCGGTTCTTTTTTCAATAAATTGCTAGCGCTAAAAATTTAATAATTTTTTACTGCTTGTACAACGCGACCAATGATTTTTACATCTTCAGCTGAAAGGTCGTAAGTCTGTGGTTCATGGATAGGATGATTACTCAATGGTATTAAAGTAATGATGCTTCCAGATTTTGAGATTTTTTTCACAGTTGCATCATAACCATTGACTTTTACAACAGCAATTTGCCCATTCTCAACATAAGGAGTTTCTTCTACCAGAACATAAGAACCATCAGGGAATTCGAGATTCATGCTAGTGCCTTTTACAGTAAGATAAAAATACTTTTTACGCTTATTTAAAAATGTACTTAGCATTGGTAAATAACCCTCGATATTTTCTTCGGCGAATATAGGTGTACCGGCTGCGACAGAACCAATGATTGGGATATGGATAATGTTTGATTGGTCGTTTTGAATGGTTTCATAAATAGAAACTTCTTCTTTAACTGTATTATCCCCTTTAGTTGTGAGCACCTCTAAATCATCAGTAGTGATCCCTAATCCCTTACAAACTTTTATTACATTATCAACAGATGCTTTACCGATTCCTCTTGATAACATTGATTGCAGTGTTGTGGGAGGGAGCCCGATTTTTTCTGCGAAAGCTCTTTTGCTATATCCAGCTTCTTTTATTAAGCGTGTTACAATCTTTGCTTTTTCCATAAACTTCACCATCCTTCTTATAAAATGTATACGATATTGAGTATGTTTGTTACTATCATAACTTAGCTGAATTTATAAGTAAATAGTGTTTTGTACGATATTGAGTGTATTTTCCTATTATATCATTGACTTTGTACGGAAATGCGTATATATTAAAGTGGAAATAAACGCAATTTCGTATAAAAATTAAGGAGGTGAGCTAATGTATCCGAATCTGCGTGCAGAGATGGCGAGAAAAGGGATTGTAATTACCCAAATCTCTTCGCATCTGAATCTTCGCTACGCAACAGTGTGCGACAAAATTAATGGTAAATTTCGTTTTTATTATGATGAGGCTCTTGAAATTAAGGAAACCTTTTTTCCTGATCATAATTTAGAATATCTTTTTGAATTTGAAGAAAACAAGCCGAATTGTAGTGTGAAAAGAAACCCTACTTTTTTGGAACATAAAATATTGAATTTTTAACTCAATAACGAAATTATTAAGCAAAGCTTTATTGGAGAGTTAAGGAAATATTTTATATTAAATCACATAATTTGAATGTTGAGGATTGGTTAATGTCCAAGAAAATTGGTAAATAATAACGCTTGATGCAAGGGTATGTAAATGTAAGGAAGGTAATTGAAAATTAAAGATGAGGAGGAGATCAGAATGGATCACTTAACCGAAGTATTAGTACATAGTGAACTAGTATTTGAAGTTAATGGTGAGGTAGTAACGGATAGTTTGGTAATTGCGAAAACGTTCGGGAAAGATCATTACTACGTTTTGGAGGATATTGTAAAAATATTGTATATGCGGGTGAAGAATTTGCGCAAGGAAATTCTTACGAGTCCACTTATATCAATTCACAGGGTGAGCGCATGTCTAAATACAATTTAACTGAAGAAGCTTTCGTATTACTTGCTATGGGGTATAACTCTAGAGAAGCTGTGCAAACGAAAATTAAATTTATTGAAGAGTTCAAACGGATGAGGAGGTATATACAAAGTCAGAACAAAATACCAAAGGATGCTATGGGAGTCCTAAAGTTAACGTTTGCAGCTTTAGAAGGACATACGCAAGAAATACAAGAGATTAAGACTGAAGTGAAGGGGTTACGAGAAAACGCTCCGCTATACGCCATTGAATGTGACGAAATAACAAAGGCTGTAAAAAGGTTAGGTTTTTTGTTATTGGGGGGTAAAAATTCGAATTCTTATCAGGATAACAGTCTTAGAAAAAAGCTGTATAGCGATATTTATAGTCAATTACATCGAGAGTTTGGTGTGAATAGTTATAAAGCTATTAAACGTAATCATTTGGATAGAGCTATACAAATAATTAATGAAGAATATTCAATTCCAACAGTTTTAAATGAAGAAATTAAAGTTAAAAACTCACAAATAAATATGGCAGAATTTCAATAGGAGGAAGAAACATGCAACGGAAAATTTTAGTGATTACTGGCAATTTAGTAGGTCTACCAACTGTCAGTGAATTTAAAACAAAAGATGCCGCAAAACAGCAGATTAAAAAGCTTATCCAAAAAGGAATAAGTCCAAATGTTATTCGTATAACACAAGAAATTTCTATGAATATCGAAATTCAAGTTGATGTTGAATTTGAGGAATAAGAAAGATTTAGGAGAAAAAATATGGATAGCATGATGGATTTAAATGAGTACATAAAAAAAGAATCCGTTGCAGCGGATTTTATAAAAAAATATCTCTGAATAAGTATAACATTGAATATCGATTTTGAGAATTTATGAGGTGACTAGTATGGGGATTATTCGAGTGAAAAAAGATAGTAATTATTCCGTCATAAATAATACTGGTTTAAAAGATAAAAGGTTGTCATGGAAGGCAAAAGGAATTTTGGCTTATACACTTACACTACCAGATGATTGGACTTTTCATATTAGTGAATTAGCTCAACATGCAAAGGATGGAGAAGATTCATTACGTACAGGTTTTAAAGAACTAAAAGAATTAGGGTATGTAAAGCGTTATCCCGTTCGTGATGAACATACAAAAAAAATTAAAAGATGGGATACGGAAATTTATGAAACACCACAAAAGAGAATTCCACAAGTGGAAAAGCAAGATGTAGGAAAGCCATATGAGGAAAATCCGACACTACTAAATATCAATAAACTAAATACTAAAATACAAAATACTAATCATGATGATAAGGATAAATTAGAATCTCATATATTATTCGGTAGAGAGTTTAAAAAAAATTATAATTTTTTAAAAGAGAGAGGCATTCCGTTAAGTGAAATTGCATTTACGGAGTTAGGCGATTTTTGTGATTTGTTTAGTAGTGAGTTAATTCAGTATGCAACTAATAAAGCTATTGATGAGAATGCACCAAGATGGAACTACGTTAAAGCTATATTGAGTAATTGGAAGGAGCAAAAAGTTAAAACATTTGCTGATGTGACCGCGCTAGATAGACGTTTCAAAATGAGTAAGAATAAGAAATTTAATGAATCAGGTAGAAATTATTCGACTAGAAAAGAGCTTGTCCCAGATTGGTTATATAAAGATGACGAACACACGAATCAAGAAGTGGAAAGAAAACCCGCGCAGTACACTGAGGAAGAGCGTGAGAGATTAAAAGAGGTATTAAATAAATATAAGTCTTAAGAAAAGATAAAATGGTCGACGACTTTGGTGTTTAAAAATGTATTATCTTAATGCTAAGATTAAATGATTATATTCTTCAAAAATGTTTGATGTATATTAAACATCTTTGAAGATATTCGTGAATGTTTGGAGCAAGTATTAACAATTTGTGATTTCTGTTTGATTATTAATGTCTTACAAGGATTGTTCGAAGGGTGTTTTTCATTATCTATTCAGGAGTTAATTACAGTATTGGAATTCTAAAGAGAAAATGAATTTATAAATAGTAGGAAATGGTTGTGTTTATTAAATGAAAGATGTTCTACAAATAACAAAGATTGAAAAAGCCAATAAGGATATAAGTTTTATTAAATTAGTAGTATTTAAATTTACAAAAAGGAAGTAGGTGAATCGTCAGATGTTTGAATGGCTCAAAGATTATAAGAAGTTAGAAGAAGAAATCGCTTATTTAGAATACAACTTAGACAAATCAAAAGCGGAATTAAAGCGCTGGACTAGTGGGGACTTGCAAAATGTACGATTAACCGCTGAGTCGGAAGGGGCTAAGGTAGAAGACCGGATTGAAGCAATTGAATATGAATTAGCTCATAAGATGAATGAAGAATTTGATTTAAAGCTTTTGATGAATAAGTTTGCAGGACTGGATCATCAAATACTTAAAATGAAATATGTTGATGGAATGACCTTAGAACAAATAGCATTTGAATTGCATTATAGTACAGGCTATATTCGACGCAAACACGCTGAAATAAGAAAAATTGTCAAGTTTTTAGATGGATTTTAATGTTACCTTTTTGTAGGGTACATGCGGTGTACAGAAAGTATTGAAAAAGTGATTTATAGTAGTAATATAAGATTTCGACGAAAGAGCAACTATTTTTATGGTTGCTCTTTTTGTTGTGAAAGAAGGTGAGCAACATGAAGTAATTTTATAGATTAATGGGTATTTGGCTGATAACCATATGTAGTGAGGTAGTAGTTTTTTAGACAAAAATAATAGGAAAATAAGGAGATGTTTAGTAATGAGTATATTAGCTGCTTCAGTTAAAACAAAGAATCTGCCACAACAAGTGTTACGTTGGCAATCAATGGTAGAAAGTGAATGTGCTGCACAAGGTGTTTCGGAATTAGTTCCTTACGTACTTGGAATTATTATGGTGGAAAGTGGAGGGAACTCTGAAACAACACCGGATATTATGCAGTCAAGTGAATCACAAGGATGGGCAATGAATACAATCAAGAATCCTAAAGATTCAGTGTATTACGGAGTAAAGCATTTAAAAGGAGCTTTTGATGATGCAAAGAAAAATGGTATTACAGATTTAAGTGCCATTGTTCAATCATATAATTTTGGACGAGCTTATCTTCGCTGGTTAGCTTCTAACAATAAACAACATTCATTACCGGTGGCAGATCTGTATTCTAAGACGGTTGTTGCGCCATCACTTGGAAATACAACTGGTGCTATGGTTAAATATAGTCATCCTATCGCAGTTGCGTACAATGGTGGTTATCGATATAAAAATGGCGGTAATTTTTTCTACGCTGAAATTGTTAAACAATATGTAGATTTTAATGCAGGCGGTGTTCCACAACCAGAAGGAATTGGGTTCGCGAAGTCAATATACTGGGAAGGCTATGGTATTAACTATCATGATAGACCACATGGCAACTATCAGGGAAACTTTACAACAGCAGCAGAAGTATTA